ACGGGCAGAAAGCACGGCGTCAGCGCCTACGAGGCATTGACTGCGGCTTTTGCCGGAAATGCAGAGATCGTCCTGCAGTAAGCAGGGGGTTCTGAATAGTTACCAATTATTATTGTTTCACTTCTACATGATATTTGCAAAACATACACGTATGGGAAAGGAACTAAAAACCAGAAAACATACGATCCCGAAAAGGTGGCAAGAGCAGATTTCAAATCCAGAAAGAAAGATTCTCAGGGAGAATATATTTGGGAAACTGTGCAATGCTACACACATGATAACAAGTATCCAATAGGTCACGGAAGTAAGAGCGTTATTTTCTTAATGAAATATATTTCGCTTTCCATGGAGGAAATCGCTGCTATCATGTGGCATATGGGTTCATATTGTGATAGCGCACAATGGAATGAACTTGGACAGGCGTATGAAAAATATCCGCTTGCGCTTGCGCTCCACCAAGCAGATATGGAGGCAACTCATATCTTAGAGGTTAGTAACAATGGCTGAAAAGATGCGCATTAAAAAGTGCCAATATGGGAAACATTGTAAACATGGTGGCATAATAAATCTTGACGAAGATGAATGCTGTGTTAGCGGCAAGGACAACAATAGATACTATCATCCAGACTGTAAAAAAGAAAAAGATGTTATGCTTGAAATCATTGATTTCTGGTATAAAAACGTAGACGAAAATCCTATCTTTAATCAGTTGAGAAGGACGATTGATCGACTTGTTTATTCGGATGGATATGACGCAGAGTATGTTTTGTTCGCATTAAAAGCAAAATACAAATATTTACAACATCCACCTGGTTTAGTCTATGCGGTTAAAGACAGTAAAGTTTCCCGTGAGTGGGATATAGCACATAAAAGCGTGCAGGCAGCTGTTGTTAAACCAGAGATAAAAGCGGATACCGTTTTTAGTTATGCTACTCAGAAAAAAAGTAAATTTAGTGATATTTTTGGAGATTAAAAATGAATGGATATAGCTGAACTGTCCGATATTCAAGCAGAATCCGGCGTTATAGGAACATTGATTTTTCATCCAGAGTATGCACTAAGTTCAGACCTTTTTCTAAAGGCAGGACATTTCTATAATATTGAAAATGGGTGTGTCTATTGGGCGATTCTTGAACTTGTAAACGAAGGAATATCAAACATAGATGCACTCAATTTGTCTAATAAGTTAAATTCAAACAAAGCCGTTAAGAATACGATAGAGAGATATAACCTTCCTGCGGTTCAGGAGTTTATAGAGTTATACAAAGAACTTGCAAGACATTCGATTGAAGAATATATGATGCTTGCAAAAACGATTACGGCTTTTGCTTTTAAACGAAAGTTGTATAAATCCTTAAATATCCTTTGCGGTAAATGTTTTGATAAGACACTTTCTTTAGATGAACTTAATGGTGAAGTTTACAAAGAATTAGACGATGTTACTGCTTCATTTGTTTGCAGTTCAGATGAAAAACTATTAGGAGATGAACTTGACGAAATATGGGAAGAAATAGAGGGTGGAAGGACTGGTAACGGTTTGTATGGTATCCCATCAAAATACCCATCTTTAAACAGATACTTTTCATATGAAGCCGGGGAATTGGTTGTTGTACAGGCGAAATACAAAGAAGGTAAATCTGCATTCCTCATGAATGAAGTTGTTCATAAGATGATGAACGGCGTTCCTGTACTTATAGTTGATCGTGAAATGCGAACAAGGTTATATGTCGAACGACTTTTATCTCACCTGACTGGCATAGAAGTTAAGCGAATAAAAAGCGGCGACTATAGTGAAGAAGAAGGAAAAAAGATAGAGAGTGCAAAACAATGGATTAAGCAGCAAAAAATGAAGCACATTTATAAACCGGAACTTACAAACAATGAGTTATACACTATATGTAAATTCTGGATAAATAAGATCGGGGCAAAGTTCATTGTATTTGACTATCTAAAAAGTAATGAATCGGATACCGGTGTAAACTACAATGTGCTTGGTAAACAGTGTGATTTTCTCAAAAACAAGATTGCCGGAGAATTAAAAGTTGCTGTCCTTGCGGCGTGCCAGTTGAACAGGTATGGTGAAGTTGCGGATAGCATAAAGATAAATCAATACCTGTCTGTGGCTATTAAATACGGTCACAAGACGAGAGAACAAATAGCAAAAGACGGTGCTGAGTGTGGCAATGTTTATGCAAAAGTTTATGTAAACAGACTTGGCGAACATGCCGACGAAGACGATGAAAACGATTATGTTGATTTGTATTTCGATGGTTCAAGAATGACAATATCAGAATGTAGACAGCATATTACAGAAAATGTATTTTAGGGGTTCGGCATGACGTATGAATATGATGACGAAACATTGCGGAAAATAAATGACAGTGTTGATCTTCTTAAATATGTCAGTCAGTCTATAGAAATGGTAAAGAGCGGCAAAGAATATTTTGGTCACTGTCCGTTACATATAGATAAAACCCCTTCATTTTCTATAACGCCAGAAAAGAATTTGTATTATTGTTTTTCATGCGGCAGATCGGGCGGCATTATAAAATTCCTAATGGAATATGAAAACATGTCATTTGCAGATGCTGTCAAAAAAGCAGCCAAAATTGCAGATATTGATTTGTCGAAAATGTGCCGATCAGAAACAATAACATTCCTGCGAAGATGTAAAACGTCTGCGATTAAGAAAAAGAAACAAGAACACGAAATATTAAACAGTAATGAACTTTGTAAATATAAATCTGGCGAAATAACAGAATGGATACAAGAAGGGATAAGTCAGGATGCTTTAAATCTATTTGATGTACGAATAGACGAACGAGCAAACAGAATCGTTTATCCGGTTTATGATACAGACGGACAACTGATAAATATAAAAGGCAGAACGAGATTTAAGAACTTCAAAGAATTGCGTATCCCGAAATACATAAACTATTATCCTGTTGGCACGATGGATTATTTACAAGGTTTGAATATAACACTTCCTTATATAAAGCAGGCAAATGAAGTCATTTTGTTTGAATCTGTGAAGTCTGTTATGAAAGCATACGGCTGGGGGTATAAAAATTGCGCGTCAGTTGAAAAGCATACTCTCACAGACGAACAGATAAAGTTGATTGTAAGTCTGCGAGTTGATGTTGTACTTGCGTTTGATACAGACGTTAGTTACCAGGAACGCAATTTGCGAGATTGTATTAACATACTCAAAAGGATAACCAACGTATATATTATCAGAGACAGAATGAAATTGCTTGGCGGTAAGGAAACAAAGAATTCTCCCGTTGATTTGACGCAGGAGATATGGGAAATGCTTTATAAAAACAAACAAAAAATTATATAAGTATGAGCGATTATAAAGACAAAATTGATAGCATGGTCTGGTCGCATTCAAGGATAACGAGTTATACGCAGTGTCCGTATAGTTTCTATTTAAGATATATTATTGACGATGATGACCAGTATCTATCAGAAGGGAATTACTATGCGGAAGTAGGAATATTTGTTCATTCCATTTTGGAAATGATATATAATGGCGAACTTAAATACGAAGATGCTTTAAATTATTTCATAGATAATTTTGACGATAATGTTTTTTATGAAACACGTCAAAGTGTTATGGATAAAACATATGAAGCGTGCGCAGATTATTTTGCGGAAGTTGATCTTGATTTAACTGAAAGGGCAGACATTCTTGGAGTTGAACTTAAAATAGATACTTCGATTGGTGAATATAAATTTACAGGATATATTGATTTATTGCTGAGAGATAAAGAATCTGGCGACATATATATAGTTGACCACAAAAGCAGTTCTTATCCGTTTAAGCAGGATGGTAAATCTGTAAAGAAAAAAGATCAAAGTAGTTTTCTAAAGTATAAACATCAGATGTATTTGTACTGTAAATACGTCTTTGAGGTTTATGGTAAATATCCGAAATGGATTGTCTGGAACCATTTTAAAGATGGTAAGTTTGCGAAGATACCATTTAATAAAGTTGAATATGACGAAGCATTAGAATGGTATAAAAATCAGATTCACACAATCGAATGTGATAACGACTTCGAATCGAACCGTGAATTCTTTTACTGCACGCAATTATGTAACTTTAGAGCAAGTTGCGAATACAATACGGAGTAATATATGTCAATGTATATCCCATTCCACATGCATTCAATGTTGAGCAATGGAACGACAAACATTGATAGCATTACAGATTTCCATGATTACATAAAAGCCGCAAAAGAGTGCGGGATGCCTGCGCTTGGCATAAGCGAACATGGATCATTATTTCATTGGGTAAAGAAAAAAGAAGAAATAGAAGCTGCCGGATTAAAATATCTGCACTGTATTGAAGCATATATCACAGAAGATACAGATGATACTTGTAAAACTTATGAAGCAAAGGGGATAATGCCAGATATTCCGGTTGTTAAGTTTGACAAATATGAAATAAGTGGCGATGGTAAATATCTTGCACATGTAAAAAGGTGTGATTATTCAATATTACAATCAAAAGAAACAACAAGTGAATATGTTGATATTTGGATTGATGAAGAAACGATAAAAACATTTTATATCAAACAAAGAGATAATTACCACTGTGTTTTAATTGCCAGGAATTACGATGGCGTAAAAGAAATCAATAAACTTGTTTCAAAATCTTTTAACAGAAACGATTATCATTTCTATTATATGCCACGTATCTCGGTAGATGAATTATGTAACACAAGTGATAATGTAATAATCACAACCGCATGTTTGGGCGGGATACTTCACAAAGGAACTAATACCGCAAAGGATAGATTTCTTGCATTTATAGCGGCGAATAAACATAGATGTTTTCTTGAAATACAACATCATAACGTGCCGGAACAGATCGAATATAACAGATATTTATACGATGTTAGCAAGGCAACCGGTGTTCCGTTAATTGTTGGGACTGACACACATGCACTAAATGATCTACACATGGAAGGGCGGTCAATTCTCCAGAAATCAAAAGGCGTATTCTTTGCCGATGAAGAATTATGGGATTTGACATTTAAAACACCAGATGAATTATTAAGTGCATACAGAAAACAAAATTCTCTGCCGATTGATGTTGTTGAACAAGCTATGAATAATACGCTTTTAATGGCGTCCATGGTTGAAGAATTTAAACTTGATTATTCCGCTAAATATCCGAAATTATATCCTGATTCTGAAAGCGTTTTTAAGAAGAAAATCAATGAAGGAATTATTCGCCGTAAGGTAACAAAACTACCAAACTATAAAGAGTATGTTGATCGTGTTCATTATGAATACGATACATATAAACATAATAACGCTATTGATTTTATGTTGCTTGAAGAAGATTACAAATCTGAAATGCGGAAACGCGGAGTAAGATTTGGATATAGCCGTGGTTCTGTTTCTGGCAGTATCATCGCTTATCTTCTTGGTATCACAGAAATTGATAGTATCAGGTTTAATCTAAACTTTGAACGCTTTATGAACACAGAGCGTGTCAGTCTTGCAGATGTAGATACAGACTGGTACTCAGAGGATAGAAAAACCGTTAAAGATTATCTTTACCAGAAACAAGGGTTGTATTGTTGCGATATTGTTACATTCAATACGATTGCGCTAAAAGGTGCAATCAAAGATGTAATTCGTGGACTTCATAGAATCAATGTTGAAAGACTTGATATGCCAGAAGATTTAAAACGGCGTATCAAAGAATTTGAAAAGGCAAGCAAAGAGCAGAACGGTTCTGGCTATACTGTTGAAATGCCTACTGAGTTAAAAAAGGAATTTCGCGCCTGTTATATCAAAGGCGCTGTTTTTAAAGAAGTTCCTTATGATTACATTGAATTTTCTGATGAAGTAATTTCGTTGGCAGAAACAGATGAAGAAGCGGCAAGAGAGAAATATCCGAGAATATTTAAATATGTTGATCTTGTAAATGGCGTAGTTGTTTCTGTAGGCAATCATCCTGCCGGGTGCGTTGTTTCTCCGTTTCCTGTGGATGAATGGTTTGGAACATTCACAACGGCAACAAATGAATATCCGATTTCGTTGTTAAACATGAAAGAGATTGATTCTCTTAACTTCGTGAAATTGGACATTCTTGGATTGGACAATATCGGATTGATATACAAAACATGTGATCTTGCTGGTATACCATTTGCAACGCCAGATAATATTCCAGAAGATGATGAAGCTGTCTGGCAAAGCATTAAAAATAACACGACAATGATTTTCCAATGGGAATCACAAAGCGCAACAGCATATCTGCGTCAGCTTTTCAGTGATGAAACCATAGCGAAAATCAGAAAAGAAAATCCTAATGCTTCATATATGGATTTGTTGTCAATCGGAAATGGCGCAATCAGACCTGCGGGAGAATCATACAGAGATAAACTTGCAAACGGCGAATATGCGACATACGGTAACAAAGCGTTAGACGATTTCTTAAAATCAACATTAGGTTGGCTTGTATATCAGGAACAGATTATAGAATTTCTTCATTCGTTCTGTGGTTACACAATGGGCGAAGCCGATATAGTCCGGCGAGGATTTGCAAAAAAGACAGGCACAGAGAAGTTTATTCCGAAAATCAAAGAAGGGTTCGGGAAAACAATGTTAGAAAAATTCAATGTGCCAAAAGAAGAATCAGACAAGATTATTGTAAACTTCATTCAGGTTATCGAAGATGCAAGTTCTTATCTGTTTTCAAAAAACCACGCAGATCCTTATTCATGGATTGGATATATCTGCGGTTATCTCAGATACTACTATCCATTAGAATTTATAACATCTGCGCTGAACATCTTTAAAGATAAAGAAGATAAATCTCTGGCTATTATTGATTATGCAAAAAGCGTCGGGATCAAAATTTCTTCTATCAAGTTTAGACATTCAATTGCGGACTATAACTTTAACAGAGAAACGAATGAGATATACAAAGGGTTAGCATCAATCAAGTATATGAATTCGCAGATAGCAGATGAAATGTATGCGCTGCGGAATAACAGTTATAAGACATTTATCAATCTGTTATGTGACTTAAAAGAAAAAACGTCACTGAATTCAAGACAAATAAAAATCCTGATCGAATTAGATTTCTTTGAGGAATTTGGCGAATGCAATTATCTATTGTGCCTATACGAATTGTTTGAAAAATTCTATGGGAAAAAGCAAATTAAAAAAGATATATTAGACAGATACAAAATCAGTCATGATATTGCAAGACAGTTTGCCGGAAAAGAATCTGAAAAGATGTTTACCGGAATGAACATGATGTTAATGCTTTCATGTGTCGCACAAAGACTTAGATGCCAGAAGCGAACGCTTGGCGAAAAGATTCAAGCGCAGGTTAATCATCTTGGTTATGTAGATGTAACCGGTGATGAATACAGTGGTATGGCGTGCGCATTAAGTATTGACAGCAAGTATGCGCCAAGGTTGAAAATGTACTCTTTAAAGAACGGAAATACGCTTGAATGTAAAATAAGCAAACGTGACTTTAACAAAAATAAGATAGTTACCGGAGATATTGTAAGAATCACACGAACGGAATACAGACCAAAGGTTAAGAAAAATTCCGATGGTGCTTTTGAAGAAATCCCTGGTACAAGAGAACTGTGGATTATTGGTTATAAAGTCATGCAAAACATTTAAGCTAATACGTAGTATCAAATAAACATGATAAATATGTAGGAGATAATATATGATTCTCGTCATTGTTGGTGAAAGTGCTGGAGGTAAGTCAAGTGTTGCCGATTACATTTCGGAAACATACGGACTTGAAAAAATCGTTACATATACGACAAGACCTCAAAGAGTCTATGAAAGAAATGGAAAGGATTATCATTTTATTACAGAAGAAAAATATGAGCAGTTAAGCGAGAAAGGGTTCTTTGCGGAAACTGCAACATATAACAACTGGCACTATGCAAGTGCTGTTGATAGTTACAAAGGTGATAAAATCGTCGTACTTACTCCTAAAGGATTGCGACAAATTAGGAGTAAAAAAATTCCAGGGATTTTCTCTGTTTACATAAATGTTCCTCGCAAAGATCGAATGATTAAGTGTTTAGAAAGGGGTGATAGCATTGAAGAAGCGTACAGACGGAATTTAAGTGATGTTGGACAATTTGACGGAATTGAACTTGAAGTTGATCTTGTTATTGACAATCCGGAATACAAAAGAAGCATAAGAAATATTTCTGAAACTATTATGGGGTATGCACATTGAAAACAAAGAAGATATACACATGCGGAAAAATGAGTGGCATTCCTTATGAAAAACAAATGGGATGGAGAGAAAGCATCGAATATGAATTAGTAAGATGCGGAGGTCGTGATAATTTCGAGTTTATTCACCCGCCGAGATTCTACAATTACGAACAGAATCAACATCAGAGTGAGAGAGAAATCCTTGAATGGGAAATGGCACAGGTTCACGATAGCGATATTGTTGTTGTCAATCTTAACCAGATAGATACAACGATTGGTTCACACATGGAACTTGGCGCGGTTCAAGCAATTAACATGTTTGGCGATAAGCATATCTTCGTAATTGGTATTGGGAAAGCTGAAAATCTGCATCCGTGGATTAAAGAAGTATGTATGAGGATTGAAGAAAACGAGGGTGATGCTGCGTTATACATCAAAGATTATTTATTGTATTAAGAGGATTTTCTATGGATGTGATTTTATATAGTACAAACTGCCCGAAATGTAAGGTTCTCGAAAAGAAACTTGATAGCGTTGGAGTTGATTACAGAGTTGTAACTGATGTTGATGTTATGGAGAAAAAAGGTTTTTCTTCTGCGCCAATGCTTGAAGTTGATGGTGAAGTGATGGAATTTGGGAAAGCGATTAAATGGATTTCTGCTATACAAAAGCAGCAGAAACAACAATCATTCCAAGGAACGATGTGTTGTTAAACGGAAATCCAGTTGATAGGAAGGCAGTTGAATGGTAAACACGGAGTAATTGTAAATGAAAATTGACATAAAGTTAATGAAGAATTTTGTTTCGCAATATAACAAATTGCAGACAGAATTCGGTACATGTATTGCGGGATTGAATGGATTTGATGATGGTCAGCTTAGTTACACTGATTTCATTGATAATTTCATAGATAAAACCGTTGTTGCAGATGCAAGCGTTGATGGCAATTCAAATGTTAGTCATAAGGATATTGTAACTCTCGAAAGAGAAATGCCTAAACCACATGCGAAGCTACTTGCATTTAACAAGATTTATTACGAACTTACTAAGAAATTTGGTTTTAAAGTTGCTAACGAATGGTTGCGAATGGAATGGATGGGACTGCTATACATGCATGATGCTCCATCTTGCACATTCAGAAGTTATTGCTTTGCGTATGATCTAAAGGATTTAGCCGAAAAGGGGTTGTACTTTATCGAAGGGCAGAATCCAGAACCGGCAAAGCATTTAACAACGTTTGTTGATTTTGTGAAAGAGTTTGTAAGTTTTGCGTGTAATCGAACAAGCGGTGCGGTGGGCTTGCCGAACATAATTCCTTATATGTTCTACTTCTGGAAAAAAGATGTTGATAAGGATTATCTCGGAATTAGAACATCACATAATGAAGAATATTATGCAAAACAAAACTTTCAGAGATTTATTTATGCGGTATCGTAGATTTGCCGTAAAATATCTTTTCCGTTTATCAGCGGGGTACTCAAAAGAGTGCTAACGAGGAAGGCTTATAGAAGTAGGGTGTCTATATGTTAATCTCGTGGGAAAATTTTCGTAAAGTATAAAAAATTAGAATATGAAAAAGGATATATATGTAATCAGGAATACAGTCAATAACAAGTGTTATGTCGGGCAAAGCGTTGACTATAAACTTAGATTTAGAAAACATTGCGAAGAAGCAAGAAGAAATAATTATACATACAAAAGTTATCTATATAATGCAATGAATGAACTTGGAATAGATAATTTTTATGTTGAATTATTAGAAAGCCAAGTTGAGGATTATAACGAGAGAGAAATTTACTATATAAATAAATTTAATTCATTAAGACCGAATGGATATAACTTGGCGAGAGGCGGTGAATGGTATCCAAATCTTGCTGGGACAGAACACCATAATGCAAGAATAACATCTGACGATGTGTTAATGTCGATCATAGATGAATTAAAAAATTCAAGTTATTCTCTAACAGAAATAGGAAAACATCACGGTGTAAGCTACAGTGTTATCCATGATATAAACAACGGCGTAACATATATACAAGATGGAATTTCGTATCCTATAAGAGAATTCACGTTATCAAAAGAAAAATTCGATAGGCTTGTATTTGATCTTAAATATTCGACAATGCAATATAGCAAATTAGGATTCTTGTATAATTTGTCAACCAATCAAGTAAAAGCTATAAACGCTGGAAGAAGCTGGCATAAAGAGTATATACAATATCCAATACGTCAAGTTGTGTTTAGAGGCACTGATAATAAATATTCTAATATTCAAAGAGATTTATTATCAACTAATAAAACATTCGAAGAACTTGCTAAAAAATATTCGTGTTCAGAGAGCACAATTAGGCGAATAAATACTGGCGAGACGGCGAAAAATAATAATTTTAAATATCCGCTTAAAAGAGTAGGAATGCTTTCATCAATGGATATTTACAAAATTCATAAATTATTATTAAGCAGCACAATGTCAATAAATGAGATAGCAAGGAAATATCGCGTGTCTGAGCCTACAATAAAACGAATAAACTCTGGCAAGACAAAAAAATATATGGACGAAAAATTTACATATCCTTTACGAAAATAAACCTGTATCGACTATCCACGTATAGTGGAGTACGAATTGCTATTGATACGCATTTGGAAATGGATATTTGCATATTGATGAATATGTATAAAAAATAGTCAGGCTTAATAAAAATCATAATATTAAGGAACAAACGAAATCAACCCTATGTAAGAGACGGATCGCAGAGTGCTTTCACGAACACTTCTGTATTCGACCATAAATATTTTGAAGCATTATTTGGCGGTTCTGTTTTCCCCGATGAATCGTTTATGATTGATTACGAAGAAGATATTATTCAGTTCCAGAAATGGTACATGGAAGTAATGTCTGAAATCAGAAGCACAAACATGTTCACGTTTCCTGTCTCAACAATTTCTCTATTAAGGCAGAACGGTAAATTTGTAGATGAAGATTTTACAACATGGGCTATTAAGCACAACATGAAATGGTCTGATTCTAATTTGTTTATTGATAGTTCTGTCAATAGCTTATCGAATTGTTGTAGGCTTAAATCGAATATTGAAGATTTGGGATATTTCAATTCCATCGGCGGGACTGCATTAAAGGTTGGCTCCGTAAAAGTCAACACAGTCAATCTCGCAAGAATCGCTTTAGATACAAAAACAGAAGAACAGTATTTAGAAGAATTAGAGCATAGAGTTTATATCTGCCTGTGCGCACTGGATTCAGTAAGACACATTATTAAACGTAATGTTGAAAAAGGTGTCCTTCCTAATTTCTCTTATGGGCTAATAGATTTTGAGCATCTTTACAATACTATAGGATTTATTGGCATATATGAAACCATGAAGAAATTCGGATACACCGAAAAGGATACGTTCGGCAATACATATTACACAGATAAAGCGTTTGCATTCGGCAAAAAGATTTTTGAAACCATGCGTAAAACCGCAGATGAATTTATCAGTGAATACGGTTGCGATTATCAGATCAATACTGAACAAATCCCTGGTGAAAGTGCGGCGGCAAAACTTATGCTGAAAGATAAATTCTTCTACCCTCGCGCATTGATATATGATTTGCCGCTTTATGGCAATCAGTTTATCCCGCTTGGAATTAAAACGACACTACAGGAACGCATAAGAATTGCAGCAGAATTCGATAGATACTGCAATGGCGGTTCTATCCTTCATGTCAACATTGATGCGCCGTTCGCAAACTACGATCAGGCACGAAAGATGGTTGATTATATTGCAGAACAAGGCGTTACCTACTTTGCGTTTAACACAAAGATTCAAGCGTGCGAAAACAATCATGCGTTCTACGGAGATATTTGTCCTGAATGCGGCGGTCTTGTCGATACTGAATATACAAGAATCGTTGGGTTCTACACAAAAGTTAAATCGTGGTCAACAGAGAGATCAAAGGAATACAAGATGCGCAAATGGGAATCAATAAATGGCGCAGAAGGGATTCACAATGATTGAAAATATTACGATTAAAGGAATTATTGACGAGGATTTTGTAAATTACAAAGTCCCGTCAATGGTTCTCGAATTTCCATACTGTACATTTAAGTGTGGTAAAAAATACTGCCAAAACGCAGATATTGTTACAGACAAAACAATCGAAGTAAGTATTAGGTCGCTTTGTGAACGATATATAAATAACGGTATTACAGAAGCTATTGTGTGTCAGGGTATGGAGCCAATGGACAGCTTTGATGAATTGATAGAATTTGTTTCTGTTATGCGGAATGAATTTAAAGTTGATGACGATATTGTTATTTATACCGGTTACTATCAAAGCGAATTAAAAAAGAAAAAATACTACGACATTTTAAAACAATTCCGAAACATTGTTGTTAAATTCGGAAGATACAAACCAAACCGTAAATCGCATTATGATTCAGTTCTTGGCGTAAATCTTGCGTCAGATAATCAATATGCAAGGAGAATAAGTTAATTGAAACAGATCGCAAAATTTGAAAAAGTATCATACGAACAGTTCAAAAAAGATTATTTAAATGTAGCAGATGTAAGCGAAGATAGGGTTAAAGAAATTTACGAAGGAATTAAACTGCCGAAGCGTGCGACAACTGGCAGTGCAGGATATGATTTCTTTGCACCGTTTTATATTGTTCTTCGTCCTGGTGAAACATTAAAATTCCCTACCGGAATTAGAGTAAAAATTGATGAAGGTTGGGTACTTAAACTTTATCCGAGAAGCGGTCTTGGTTTTAAATATAGGATGCAGCTTGATAACACAGTTGGCATTATTGACAGTGATTATTATTACAGTGACAACGAAGGACATATGTTCGCAAAAATCACCAATGATACACTGGAAGATAAAATGTTTACAGTTGATGTTGGTGACGCTTATATGCAAGGGGTGTTTGTTGAGTTTGGCATTACAAAAGATGATGATGCAAACGGTGTCAGGAATGGCGGTTTCGGAAGTACAAATAAGAAGTAAGCTATGAAGATAGGAATTATAGATGCAGACCTTCTCCGAAAAAAGAAGCATCGTTTTCCGAATCTCGCATGTATGAAAATATCTTCTTATTATAAATCAATGATCGGTCGGGGGGGGGTACAACTATTAAATAGTTATGATTCTATTTCTGGTTATGATAAAGTATTCATTTCAAAAGTGTTTACTGATACAGAAGTGCCAGATGGAATACTCTCCCTTGACAATGTTGAATATGGCGGGACAGGATTCTTTTATGATAAAGCTGTTCCGCTAATTCCGCAGATTGAACACGGTATGCCGGACTATCATTTATATGATGATTTCGTAAATCAAATGATTCTAAATGGCGCAAAGCCGAAAGAATTTGTCTGGTATAGAGATTATAGCATTGGCTTTTTAACAAGAGGATGTTTTAGACATTGCGAATTTTGCGTAAACAAAAATTATAATGCTTCAAAAATGCACAGTCCGTTATTAGAATTTATAGATGTTACCAGAAAGAAGCTGTGTTTCTTAGATGATAATTTCCTTGCATGTTCTAACTGGCGGCAAATCCTCGAAGAAGTTCAATCGACAAACAAGCCTTTTATTTTTAAACAAGGTCTTGACGAACGACTTTTAACCAGAGAAAAATGCGAGATATTATTCAATAGTAAATACGATGGCGAATATGTGTTTGCATTTGATAACATTGCCGACTATGATCTGATTGAATCGAAACTAAAAATAATAAGAAGTATTTCTGACAAACCTATCAAGTTCTATGTTCTTGTAGGGTTTGATAGGAGTAATAAGTGGGATTTATCATTCTGGCAACAAGATTTATACGACATGTTTAAACGCATTGAATTACTTATGAAATACAAATGTATTCCATATATCATGCGGTTTAATAAATATGAGGAATCTCCGTATAGAGGAACTTATGTCACAGTTGCCAGATGGTGCAATCAACCAAGTTTCTTTAAAAAGGTAACACTAAAAGAATTTATAGAAGTTGATGCGAAATATTCACATAAAAGTGATTGTGCTTCTGTTAGATACTATCAAGATGTTAAATCTGCGCTGCCTGAACTTGTCGAAAAGTATTATAACATGAAATGGTGAAACATGAGAAAAGCAATAGAGAAGATAGACCGCAAATTGTATATATGCAATATTGGCGAAATCACTGAATGGAAAGCTGGATATATTGCCGGATTAGAATATGCAAAAGAATTGATTAACGATGCAATAGATGATCTTATTGTCCTTGGCGGTCGATACTTTGTGATTGTATACAAAGATGGTAATGAATTTATGCCTTCGATTCAGGAAATGAAATTGTATAAAATCACCGGTAACAAGCGTAAATCTTATTCTTTTAGCAGAAACCTAAATGCAAATGTGATAAACACACCAAAAGCGGACGTTGTGATAATGAGTGGAAAAAATTTTCGACAAAGAGTTTTCTTTACCAGAGAACAGGCAGAAAAAGTTTTTAACAAAATAGATGGGAAAAATAGAGAGATAAGATAAATGGAGGTTGCAATGTCCAAGTTTAACATTAAACAAGGGTTAGATTTACAAAAATTAGATTACAACATATCTGTATTTAAAGATACATGCGGGCAGGAGCCTATAATAATTATGTCATTTGATACGCTAAATAGTTTTCCCAAAATGCCGGATCAGGATTATTTCATAGAGCAGAGTAAGGAAAAGCATTATTATGCTGGAATGGTTGGAATGTACTATGGATATAAGGTTTTTACAGATCCATCATTAAATTTTGGAGATATTGAATTAAGATGAAATATATGTTTGATGCGCCAGATGATTGGGATTTAAAACATTGTAGTATAAAAAAAAGTAGTGATGGAAAAGTAAAGATCGAAAAACCAGTAGATCATTGCATTTTTACTGTTGCAAAGTCTAAACTTGTGTCCATGAATGATGATTTATATTATGCAACATTTCATAAAAGAGTCGCAGATTGTGTTTCAAAACTGCGAGAACATTTTAGCCTTGGTGATATTGTTGATTCGTGTGGCGGTATCCAGGCACTTGAAATTGCAACTGGCGAACTGATGGATTACTAAGAGGAGAAGAACAGAATGGATAACTACTACGAAAAACTTGCACAGTTTAATGAATGTGTAGCAGATGATTCTTTTGGCAACTTCTCTGACGGATACCATACGTTTCAAGAATTGTATAACCAAAGAGCGATTTTAACCGCTGTCATTTGGAATGACCATAAAGATATTGCATGGAAATCAAAGAAACATTTTGACGAAGAAAATGATCCCATGTTTGAAGGTGATTTCATTATAGGAATTGATACACCGGAAGGGCAGGCGACGTTCCATATTGATCTTGCTTATTGGGACTTTTTTGACATTCAGGAATTACCAAACGCGAAACAATGGGACGGTCACACACCAGAGCAGGCAATCGAAAGAATTTCCAGTTTAATTGAAAAAGAGGATAAATAATGTATTCTGAACTTGACAAAAGAATGAAACGGTATGAAGCCATTAGTGATATTAGGCTCGTTAGGCGTATGCCAGTTATAATCAGAATTGATGGTATTGCACATCATACGTTCACACGAAAGTTTAAGAAACCGTTTGATTCTATTTATATGGGAGCAATGCAGGAAACGATGAAATATCTCTGTGAGAATATCCAGGGATGCGTACTTGGATATACTCAAAGCGACGAAATCACATTAGTTCTGATTGACTATAAAAGGCTTGAAAGTGATGCATGGTTTGATAACAGAGTAGAGAAGATGTGTTCTGCTGCCGCTTCAATGGCGACAATGGAATTTAACAGAAAGTTTAAAGAAACTGCCGAAGCGTTTTTAAGTGAAAATGAAGATAAAGATGATTTATGGGATTATTGCGATGCTTTAGCCATGGCGATTAACAAGGGTGCAATGTTTGATGCAAGATGCTTCAATGTACCAAAAGAGGATGTTACAAATAATCTTTATTGGAGACAAGTTGACGCAATGAGAAATTCAATCCAGATGGTAGGTCAGGCGAATTTTTCAGCAAAAGAACTGCATAACAAGGATCGTTTAGAAATTATTGAAATGCTATCAGAGAAGGGTATTAAGTGGGATGATCTCGCAACAGTTCAAAAGCGTGGATGTTGTTGTGTAAAAAAAGCTATTACTACAGAATCATGCATTAGGAATAAATGGGTAATTGATAAAGAAATCCCTAAATTTGTCGGTGATGGCAGAAAATATATAGATGAATTAGTTATGATTTAAGATATTGTATTAAATTAAGTACACTATATATAAGATAATTTTGTGTATGTTTAATGGACACATGAACAGCAACAGGTATGTTGATATAAAAAAATAACAGCTATGAAGCTGCTATTTTTTACAAATATGCGTTATTCCTTTCCGTGTGGTGTACACTGGTGTACACAATACCAAATGTTGCGATTCCGATAAAAAGCCCTATTTTATCGGTAATAATGTACGTGACAAGATTCGAACTCGCGACCTTCTGGAAATAATGTTTGCTAAAATAGTCAGTATCTTAGCCACATTTAAGCGTTGAATTCGATGGGGTACACAATGGTGTACACAATGTTACTAAGCGAAGCAACGTTTCTTATGTGCTTCTTCTACGATCCTGCGCTTTTCGTCCATGTCGGTATTATCGTAGTAGTAGTATTCGTCATTAACTTCTGGCGTATTACCAATCATGGATGAACACATTTTAGAAGAAGCGTTGTTACTTCTCATGTCAGAGTTTAGGGTTTTTCTTAAAGCGTGTATACTGTAAGTTCGACTGAATCCAAGTTGTTTGCATTTATTTTTGCAACATGAAGCTATCATAAGGCTATGCGTCCAACCGTAATCCTTATGAGGGAAAACCCACTCTGATACCATGCCGGTTTCAAACTGTGCTTTACGAATACGATCAAGACTCTTCCTGATATAATCATCTATTGGGAACCGCCTTGATCTTTTTGTTTTTGTTCCTTCGACCGTCCAATATTTCTCTACAATAGTGCCATTTTCATCCCTAATTTTGTTATACTTATCAGACCTACATACCGTAATAAATCCCCTTTGGAAATCAATATCTTCCCATTTAAGAGTAGCGACTTCGCCTACACGCATAGCTGTCATAGCTGCGAACTCAACTGCGTAATAGGTAAAATTAGTCGGATTCTCTTTCATGTCGATATAAAGTTGTTTTAAAAGCATGTCAAATTCTTCATCAGGGACAAGTTCTGTATCTGCTGTCTTTTCTTTTTTAGGAGCGCAGGCGTTTTTGAAATCGGCTTTGCTAAGATACAACATCGGATTAGACTGTATCATTCTGTGCTTATATGCGTATTTGAAAGTTCCATCAAAGTATCCATACAGTTTTGCAAACCCTTTATAATCCAATCTTTTATTTTTAGTACCACGATAACTCTCTATAACATTTATAAAATAGTTTTCTATATCAATATCTGTTATATCAGTTATCAACATTGATTCTATTGGATTCTCACAAATAAATCTGAAATAATCTGTAATGTATTTATCTTTGGTATTATTCGAACTTCCGGTAAGTTTAAAATGATATTCCCGCCATTGCATATAAACACTTTTAAATGTTAATGTGTTCTGTTTATCCTGATTTCTGTAGAAGTCTACCAACGCATCTTCTAAAGATTTCCTTGTATTTTTTTTGATCTGTTTTCCTTGCTTACCGTTTTCATTCGGGAGATGTGTTCTCCACCTAACTATATCACCACCTCTCTTATGTTCTGTAATTTCTGTAATCGCAAACTTATGGTTGGCTAAAATTTCAGCGCGTTGTTTCATTTCAATTTCGTTACGCATATTTGTTATAATATCAGTATAACCTTGCGTATTGGCAAATTCAAGCATCATTCTAAGCGTATCGTTTCCCATAATTTCTCCATAAAAAAAATACGCCCACTCCGTAAAGAGCAGGCGTATTTGTAGTATTTGATTATTCGCAATGAATGTTAAACATAACATTACCGGTATATTCACCAGCAATAGCATCGGTAGTGTTATCAATATAGGTAGTAAATTGTTTACTGCCGGATTCACCAGAACCAAAAGTTGCAACTGTTGGATGTATTACAGTAACTTGCCCGCCATCCGCAGAGTTGAAATAAACATGAAGTGTGCTATTAGGATCACTTGCACTATGAATTTCTACATAGTCATTAGGACTCGAAATGTCAACGTGAATTGATTTACCGGGCGCAATATTTACATCCATAGCTTCAACGGATGCTTCTTCGCCAACAATTATTGTTTCAGGTATGTTTACCCAAAAACTATCGTCACATGTATAAATCAGTGTTGACTCAGCAACAATATCATCGGCAAATACAGGACAGACAATCACCATCATCACAGCAATAATCGCAAACAGTTTTTTCATTGTTTTCATTATTTTTCTCCATTATCTTATAAATAGTTTAACAGTTAGTGTTGCTCCATTATAAAAAACGCCATCGGATGAATAACATCTAATGACGAATTTACAATTATCATAATTTCCATTTGGTAGTTCTTTATTAAGTTGTACTTCTTTTATTCCGTATCCTGGCTGAATATTATTCTCTGTAAATAATATTTCACCATCCGGAAGTTGTAATTCTAAATCCATGATACAGTGATTGCTTGCCGGATTGTAGAATGAAAAATCCTGATCGGTTTTGTTCGCAGCAAAATGAATTTCTGAAAATCCTGGAATAGAAATATATGATACATCATGTTCAGTTTTTACTCTGGTTTCTTCTTGCCAAAGCACGCCATTGCTTGTATTGTATTTTGCTTGCGAAAATAATATTAAACCGCCTATCATAAATACAATTAGCAATATTCCTAAACAATCCATTTTATCTTCTGTTTTCAATCTGTTCTCCTTTTCTCATACTATATATAGTGACTTGCCGACTATATGTAGTATATCTATTGCTATATATGCTATATATTGTATTCTGCCTACTATATATACTATATATAGTATGATAACACAACATATATACTACATATTGTGGTCGTAGCGTGAATAAAATGCGGATTTTATTTATTATGCTTCAATAGGTGTTACAGTAAATGTCCCGTCGCTATTCCGCGTAATACTATGCGTCTTGACGCCAGCAGAAGTAACCTTATACCATCCATCAATCTTTCCTACACTCAGAGAAGTCTCCGTCCTGCCACCGGCATACATCACATAATCATAAACACCATCGCCATCAAGATCAAATTTCACAATCTCATTTCTCTTTGTAACATATCCCGCTTTCCACACAACATAATCCGCAGTTTCGAGAGCCTCGATCCTATGCTCCAAATCCACAACTTTCTGGAACAAGTCAATCTGCGCAGAATTATCCACGCTGTCCGCTGCGAGTTGCAGAAGTTCGTTCATCTCTTCCTCTGTCAAATCCCCAAGGACATACAGCTTCTTAATCTTTACTTCGATTTCATCCAGTTTGTAATCGCCTTTTTCAATCACACTAATAATAAATTCTTTCATACCTGCCATTTTTATACCTCCGCAAACCTTGCCGCTAATTTAATTTGCTGCTCCAGAATTTGTGTGGCTGTTTTCCGTACAACCTCTGGTTCTTCCTCATCATTACTATTATTATCAACAATAGTTTCGACTTCGTTATCAAGACTGTTATCTGTCGGCATATCACCGTCGTCTAACTGTGCTTTTAAATCGTTATATTCGTCATCTTCAATACGTACAATATTTATTTCGGTATATTCTATTTCGCCATCTTCAATAGAACGTAACCAATTATCACGATAATAGACGCCATTATAATCTACAAACTGTGCAGTTTCCTCGTCTGCGAATAGTACGAGTTTATGACGTTTTTGCAGTCTTCGGAAGTCGCTGCTGGAAATAACTCCAACTATATTCTTTCCGTCTATTAGCTTGTAGTACACGTTTTGTCTCCCTTTTATTTTTAATCATATACCCGTCAAATAAATTGTTATATAATTCGAGCATATGTTTTACAGTAATATATGAATTTGCTACCTTTGCATGAGCAAGCCATGACTGCATAGACGCATAAACATCGTCAAGAGTCATCAACCCATTGTCAACTTTCTTTTTATATTTCTTTAGTTTTCTCCGCATACGCACGATTCCTTTGCGAGAAAGTTTTCTGACAACCTTCCCGTTTGACGAAACATAATATCTTACTTTCAAGAATGTAAAGCCTTTGGTCGATTTCGTAATAAACGTCTTTTTGGGACTGAACGTTAATCCAAGTTTACGAACGATTACCTTCATCTCCTTAATAAGAGTATCGGCTTCTTCTTTTGTTTTTACAAATATCCTTCCGTCATCCATATATCTGTCATAGTATTTTATTCCTTTAACATCTTTAATATAATGATCTAAGTCATTTGCAATAACCAATGCCATTATTTGCGATACTTGACTACCAAGACAAATACCACATAGTTCATCATTTTCAAGTTTGTTTAATTCCTTCTCTATAATGACACAATCTTCAATCCTCATTATTTTCGCACGGTACGGAGCCTTGATAATTTCCATTACCAACGTAACAATATCATTGTCTTGGAAATACCTTTCAAGCATCATCCTACATGTTTTATGTGGGATACTATCAAAATAGCTTTTGAAATCAAAACAAATGACATAAAAATTCGTCCCGAATTCTTTTATAGCCTTCCTTAAATGCTTTAAAAGTCTATTGCGTGAAAATAGAACGCCCTTTCCTTTAAGACTTGCGCCATTATCAAAAATCAATTTCTTTTCTATTACTGGCACAAGTGCATAATCGCAGACTACTTTTTGAATCATTCTGTCACGTATATGTATAGGCGTGATGGTTCGCGCTTTCCCTCGCTCATAAATGATTATTTCTTTATCAGATATCATCTTTATCAGCTTTCTACATTCCATTGCAGAATATGCTTTAAACATATTTGTCAAACAGTTCATATAATAATTCTGTACGCTTCTTTTCCATGAAACACCTTTTATACATTTTGACAAACTGCTTATGAAGTTTTCAAACTTACACATATTGTCATAAGAATACAATTCAGATTCTTTAATGCGTTTCTCTGCTTTTCGTGCTTTATCACGCAGTATTCTTTTCTTTGCACGTAGTTGCCTCCTAATAGGCACTACCTCCTTTGGCATATTTTATAAATTATTCCTCGCACATGTATTTTTATAATTGCCGTTATCATGCTAATGAATCTACGCAATCACTACAAATTGGCAACCGAACTCATAGCTATGCCGTTTTCAGCATTGCACGTATATTCAAGCGAGATGACTACCTGTGTAGCCATATCTTCTTAAAGCAGAAGATGATATATTTACCAAACTTCCGTCTGGAAGGTTATACTCTCCTTCTCTTTTTGATATATTCACCATTGCAATATGGGTACTGTAGCAAAGAGAATCTGGGGACAACCCCATTAACGTTACTCGCGTTATTGTTGTTGCCGACGTTGCCTGTATTGTTCACATTCATGAAATTCGTAGAGTTCGACAAAGAGGGAGAACGCTCCCACCAGGTATTAGCCGCGAACCAACCGACAACGGTTTTCAGAATATAACCTATATTATTTGTTAAGAGAGATTAGAAAACCTCTCCTTATCAGATTTGATTAAGCCTGTTAATAACCTTATTTCTGTATCAAGCAGAGTGGTTATTTCAAGCATTGTTTTGTTGTTATAATGAGCAAGATTAAATATTGAAAATAAAGGAACCTGCATACTTTTTAATATTGATATAGCTGTAGATAAATGTTCTGTCCTCTTTTGATATATTTCCTGATTTATAGGAAAATTTCTATTAGCTTCACAAACATGCCATAAAGCACTATCTACAGAACTTATCAATAAACTTCCTTTTGAATTTCTACAGAATGCCGGAAGGTGAATGGCTTTTTGGTATACAACTTTGTGTAATGCCGACATTGTTTTAAGAAATTCCATTTTATCCACGGCTTTGTAATCAAATATATACATATACACCATATCTTCCTCTGGAATACCTCCATAGACTGCTATATATCTTATTTCTGTATTTAGCATTTCTATAAGACGAATCATTTTATCAATATCTGTATGTTCAATATTCCACAACGCCAATAACGGCATTTGCAGACTATTTATTTTCTCAATAATAATTTCCGATTGCATGCGCACGCTATTTGCCCTTATCCCATATTTGTAATACCGATCAAATATTCGGTATATCAATGAATGAATTTCGTTAATAATATTTATGATTGGTATACATAAATATTTTTGTTTCCGCTTTGGTACTTTTGAAATATGTTCACAAACCATTTCGTACATTTTTACAAAATTCATCGCATATTCAGTCTGAGACTGCGTGCGCTTAGATTTTATAACACTCATATATTCCCTCTTTTCATTTATCATGTTATAGAAAGGGGCGGTCTTGCGCCGCCCCAGATTGATAGATTCTTTATTGATTTATAACTATAATAATATTTACGCTTATACAAACAATATACGTATTAAAATAGTTAGATTAAAACTCACATACATGAAATTCGTAGAGTACGACACAGAGGGAGAACGCTCCCACCAGGCATTAGCCGCGAACCAACCGCCTTGCGCATAGGCTGAATCTGCGGATATGGTCGGTGTCTTCCCATACTGGTTTATTTCTTCTTGCGGAACAAAGATATATCCTTTGCTACTATCACTTGTGTTTATCCAAATGCTTCCAGGCGCAATATCCGTCTGATACAGTGCCGCAGGCTCTTGCGCACACTCATAAATAGTGGCTTCGCCAGAATATTTTCTCGTCTTACCTCTGAATTTGATTCTCTGCGGATTGCTTGTAAACCATGGGATAGGGTTGGTCGAAGTCCCGACTTCTTCAATGTATCCACTCGCGTTTGAATTAGAACCAAGTTCTCGATAACTTTGCAGATAAATCTTGTCGTAATCAACAACAATTTCTGTTGATTGACTACCGGCAGTTGCACGAATTTCAACTGATCTGATAGCCGCCTGCCATTCAATAGGTAATGCATTAAAGAAACGGTTATTTAGTAACGTTCTCATAAGAGAGCTATGATAGCCACCAGTGTTGGTATTGGTAGAGTTCATATAATATCCTCTGCCAAGTAATCCATCCAACTGACTATTGCAAATAAAACTCAAATTACAAGGCGTACTTGTATCTGCGTAGTAATATTTGCCAGCTCCCCAATATTCCATACGAATATTTTCACGCGCCCAAGATGCAAGCTGATAAGCGTTTGAATCCCCAAGATCATCAAGCCAGATTTTGCACCAATGCAATGTGCCTTTACCATAGTTACGCAATCCAGACGAATAACGGACTGCGCCAAATGTAATAGGTTCATCGGTTTGCGTAGTATTTGCGCGTAAAAGAGTAGTTTTAGTAACTGACTCAGCAAATCTACCAGTGCTGTTATTTCCAGCGGTATAGACATAAAGATATCTACTGCCTTGGGGATGCCGGATAACAACAATATCCCTCTGTGTTTGATAACCAACAGTGACAGATGTATCGCCCCATTGGATTGTGGGAACGGAGCCATTATAATAGAACCTCAATCCTTCTGACGTATTGCCTACGTGAGTAGAAATAAATGTTTCACCGGAAGTAGATGAATTGATCTGGAAGTCGATAGCCATAGTGAAAGCCGGAGAGTCCTCGTCAAACAGTTTGATATCTGACGTGAAGGCATGAGAGCCATCAAAATAATAGCCTCCACTAACGAACGTATCTCTCTGAACTCCGGTCAATACTACATCCTCGCCAATCTCGATAGACTCGACATTAGAGAAGTCGAAGTCGTGACCAAGTTGAATATCAACATAATCACCAGGCTCAAAGTACCTATCCTGATACCCAGCTTTACCAATACCGTAAATCTGTGCAACGGACATATCTTTCATTTCTGTGCCAACAGCGGGGAAGGTACTTGCGGTATCCCATACAGCATATACATTAAGATCGCTTCTGATATATCCGGTAGACTTATCCCATCCTTTGAATATCCTGTACTGATATGATGTTTCGCCATCAGTCCATGTTGGTATTCCTTCGTCATAAACGATTTCAGAACCGAAATCCACGTTTGTAAATGATTTAAGCAGGACACCTTCACGAAGATAGAAGTTCACGGTGTATTTCCGCACGGTCTGTGTATAGGTCGCAGTAACCGTTCTGTTAGCGATTACAGGGTCTGCAAGAGTGTCCCATCCACTAAACGTGAATGTGTATTGATCTGTACTTGCAAGAGTAGGGATTGAAATATCTCCTGACGTATAGGGGTCTGTCGGGTACGTACCCTGATCGAAATATTTTGTGAACAAAGTCGTATGGTTGCTGTCTGCGTTTGCATATGTAATAAGGTACTGTGTGATTAAGTTGTTAATGTTATATGTGACAGTAAGATTGTCCCATGCCGCTTCGTACTCAGAAAGTTCCTGATTTCTGATAGAACCAGAGATATAAACTTTGCCAGTCAGCACGGACTTTGCCACGTTATTGCCGTTCTCGTTAAGACCGAGCAGCCCAAGTAATCTATTGAGGACTGTGGTTTCGGCAAGCGTCCAGTCAATATCAAGTAGCCTCAGACGTGCAAGATTCGTTGAGGCATTGACGATTGTAAGAGTGTTAAGACCTGCACAGTTTTCAATACGCAGAGTATCAAGGTTTGTATAACTTGTTACATGGAAGTTTGCATCAGTAAGATAGTACAGATTTCGCATAGACAGAGATGTTGGGGATTCTATATATGCCGTCTGTAGCAGACCACCGATAGCAAAATCGTAACCGGTAAAGGAGGAACCGGATGCGTCAAGATAAAGCAGAGCCTGACAATTAGAGAGGTCAAGACCACTCGTAATGTACGCAAGATTCTGCACATACAGATATTCAAGCATGGAGTTATTACCAAGCGTAACGCCTGTAAGGTTGGAGTTGCGGTATCCTGACGTTGGCGAACCAATCGTAAGCGAACGAAGACGAACCGCATTTGCAAAGTTAGGGGTGCCGGGATACAGTCTTGAAATATCTCCTATTTCCTGAATCATTTGTGCAGAGTAAATGTTAATAACAGTGTCGTTAAGTTTTGATTGCTGTGAGAAGTCGATAGTATAAGTTGTTCCTCTTTCAGCTTTTTCTCTGTAAATTGTGCCGTCAATAGAAATATTGATATAACACTTGTTATACATCTTTAACTTAATTTCTGCTTTTGGTTTTAATTCGTTCCATTGTGCATCTGTGATGCCAGACCACTTAGAAGGATAATAACCACGGAAGTTTACGTTCTGAACAGTGCAGGAAGTACCACGGTATTTTGATGAATCATAGATTTCCTCAAAGTATTCATAGTGCCATCTTTGGTGAGTTTTCTGACCACCATCCAGAAACTCGATCCATGCATCGGATATATTTTGCTCATAAGTACGAAGGTAATCATACCAGTAGCACTGCACCCAGACCCTCTCGGGAACTTTGCGCTGTTGTTCTAAGAAGAAGTTATGATATGCCGTTGCAGACCACGCACCTGCTGTCTCACGATTGGTAAACATTGTCTGACACGCTTCATACAGATTACTCGCAAAAACAAACCACACGGCATCATTAGCATTAAATACAGTTTTAGAACCGATAACATCATCGGCTTCGTTACCATAGTCGAAAACCATTTTACCTTCGTTGTTATTCCCATCAGATGTATCCATATCATACGCCTTACTGAGATCCCAATGAAGCAAATCGGAAGAAGCCCAGAAACTGTTTTTTGCTACGTTATCACACATCGTATGCCTTTCAAGGTATACAAAATGATAGATAACGGAATCCATAACGAGATAATCCTCACACTCAGAAAGCATTTTTGCCATTCTGCGCTCGAAAGTATCATGTGTATATGTCCCTGCATATTGTGTAACCCTTGTTCCTCTTAGGACTTGTGTTCCACTTCGATCATGACCTCTAAAAGTATAGTTTCCATACGTTTCAGAAGCGGGGAGCGCATTGCCAGTAGCTGCGCCTGGGTTGCGGCTTGCCATCCAAGACACAAGCCTTTGCCATCCATCAATGATAGTCTGTGATGGAGTGTCAGTATCAGGATAACGCATCTCAAACGACTTATCATTGCCACCGTACCAAATTGAATTACTCAAATCATCAGTAACCATGCGGCAAAGATCATTCAGGTTATTACCAACCTCAATACAACAATCGTTTTCATTCGATAAATCATGAAATACGTGGACATTCTTTTTGGAAGTTCCCATATTTCCGATTGAATATAAGTGATATTTATTATCACCAAACAGTACAAAATGGTCATTGTCAGGCACTTCGCCGCTGTCTTTGATAAATTGTACACCCATAGAGAATTCCATACAGTCTCGGGGAGTAAGACTTTGGTAAGGCTGGAAACGCTGATACCAAATCGCATTACACATGTTATTCACTTGTTCACACGAAGCAAAGTTTACCTTTGTATTGGAATAAGTTATAGGTGTTGAATCATCATTAATTTTGTATCCAAGAGCTTTAATGTATTTAGTAACATTTCCGTTTTCGTCACGCTCGACTGGAATGCAGTCAGATGTAAGAGTAGTGTTTGCATCCACTGTAAATACAGTGACTTGTCCGGTTTCTGTATTACCAACGAAATAGTTCTTTCCGTAATGGTCTTCGTCAACTACGCCATTAGCCATTAGGTTTACACCGTTGCCATCGGTAAGTGACGTAAATGAAATATCTGTATTTGCTGCGCCTCTAAGATAGTCAACCGAAGACGTGCCTTGCACTGTAAGAGTACCAACACCGGACAATTCATAATACTTTTCGCCATTTTTCCAGAACTGATTAAACGTGCAATTCTTAACCTTATCCTTTTTACCAACGGTCATATATGGAATATCATATAACCATACACGGCAGTCTGGATTTTTATCAATAAGTTTCTGATAATCAATCTCGCCTGAAATATCGAGAATGTCATTCCTATCATACCGCTTAACCATTTCCTGCGCATTGGGGGCGTCAGCAATAAAGTTTTCGATATGGTTATCTCTGGTAAGATAATGCGGATATGCCTTAACCATGTAGATATAAACATCACAATCATTAGACCCGATTGTTATAGCCTTTTGGTTTGCGGCACTTTGCGTGAAGTTATCAGACTGTCCATAAACACGACAGGTTGTAATTACACCATCAATCCATGCCATCATATACCTAAAACTGCCATTGGTATTGGTAGGCGCAGGATATACGTCAAATTCAAGTTCTATATATTCATCTTCGCCGTATGGCACAGATACACTTGTACCACTTGACGAGAGCTGTGCCTCATGAGCAAATAACTGGATGCCGATAGAATCTGCGTAACAGGACGCAACAGAAGCGTCATAATCTCGTGCGTTCTCAACTTTAAAAATAATCTTAAACGTTTTACCAAGTTCGGTAGGGTCATCGCTAAAAAGATTATGGTTAATAGTCATGGTAGTACCCGCTTTCACGCAGATGTACTGCCTGAGATTCCCGTCATCATCAATTTCAGTTTTGATACCACCATTGTTCCAGTCGAAATTATTGCTGAATGTAGCGTTGACACCATTACTTGACCATGCACGCAGAGCATCATTACCGTTAATATCGCTTGCTTTTATACGGAAAGTATAACCGCTAACCTCTTCATTATTAATATTCAGTGCATCAACAGTAATGGTGAGAGTTTTAGTCGTACCGCCAGATACAATTTGAAGCGTCTTAGTGCCAGCAGTAGTAGGAGTGTAGTTCCAGTAATGCATCGTGCGATCAACTTGTGTCCACGTAGTCACGGTTTCGCTATTCTCTTTTAGTGTAACTGTAGCAGTGAGAGAGGACGGGTTATAAACCACAATTGGAATAGCAACCGTGTTGTATTGCGTCATTCTACTAACATTGGTTGAGCAAGCAATAACCGTAGCTGTTTCTGACTGGTCAGCGAAAATCATATCATGCACGATAGAAGCAGATGTGATAGGAGTGTTATTGACAGTAGCAGTGAGCCACATTTTGACCATATGGCTACCATGCGCAAGTTTATCCATGGTGACATACTGCTGAACACCGGAGCGTGTCGTTGATGTTTGTAAATCTGTACGCTCTATGCCATCAATCTCGATATGCGTAACTTTGTTAAGATCACCATAAGGTGTCCAACGAAGTGTAGCAGTATCAGAAGTATTGATAGTTGTGTCGAGATAATCCCATATGAGATATAGATCTACGGCGTTCACAGTCCATGTCTTTGTAGTAACAGTATTTGTTTCACCACCAGTATCAACACTAATGGAAAGCCTGATTGTGTTTAAACCTACACTAAGGAATTCTCCAACATCAAAAGTGTTCGTAGTACCCTGAACAGCATCGCTTATCGCACGCCTGATGTTATTTACATACCACGTTGCCGTACCATTGCCAACTGTATCACCAGCGGAGTCAGTAGCACTAAACGTATATTGAATATTACATGTGTCACCTTGCACACATTCTACCTGTGCATTTGTAACGCGTGTAATAGAAGCGGAGCCGGTAGCCGCGCCACCGCCGCCACCTGCAATTTCAATATCTTTTGTAGAGCCGTCAGTATATGTAATCTTAATTCCTGCGTTCGCTTCTAAAGCATCCACATCTTCAACTTTTACAACTTGATCCTTTGTCGCAACATTTTTTGAACTACCGTCTTTATAATAAACGGTAATACCGTTTGTATGTTCGGCAACATCACTAACCAGGTTCCCAAGCCCGTCAACCTTCGCGTCAATCGTATTGATTTCACCCTCCATCTGTGTTTGCAGGTTTAAAATCGTTGTATTGACACCAGATATTTTTTCGTCAATTTGTTCGCGTGTATACGCACTGCTACCTATCTGCTGGAATGAACCACTGATATAGCGGTAATGTCCCCATGAATTGTTTTCATCTTTGATGTAATAATCTTTTGTTGTACTCGGATTGGTTACAAGATTTTCAATAAGACTCCATGAAGCAGTAACATTATTTGCGTTTGAATCGTCATAACTCTGTAAGCTGTACAGAGCCATAGTAGAAGAGTTAACATAATAATTAACTACAGTATTATTTATTTTAAAAACCTTGTTAGTAGGTGGCGTGCCAGCACTAACAACATACGGTGTGTACGTAGAACTTACCGTAATAATTTCAGCATTATTCCCAGCAATCAGTTTCCACGCACCGTTAATATATTTGTAATACTGGTAATCACTACCGGAGCCAACGATATAGTCAATATCATCCTCGCCAGTAGCCGGGAGAGCACTAAGCACAAGAGTGGAAGAGGAGCCGAAACTATCCCAATGATATGTACCGTTCTGGTCTTCTACATACCAGTACTTTTCATAACCGCCATTTTTTTGAACAAGATAGAACGTGCGTTCTTGTCCTGCGCCACCCATAAGAGCAGTAAGTTCCTGTTCGGTGACAATCTGAATACTAAAAGGCGTATAATTGCTAAGACCTGTGCTTACCGCAATATCCGTGTACTCTTTTGCAAGAGCCTTTGCACCGGCAACGAAGTTATCAATACCAACATAACTGCGTTGTTCGCCAGAGTTGTCTGTAAGAGTAAACATGTCTGCGCCATTTGCACTTTGCGGAAGTGTATCAGCAGAACCAAGCCCGCGTTGTAATTTACGTGCGTATAAGTCTTGTGACTGTGCAAAAGAATAAGGGTCTTGGCTATAGTTGTTCGGGTTGTACTGCGTTGGCTGCATCGCAGTATCTGCTTTCGCCAGAGTAGCCTCAAATGCGGAGTTAACTTTATCTCTCGAAATAGTACCGTTACCAATCGTAGCTGCGGCAAGATCGCCATTATCAAGATACTCTTGTAGAATCCTCGCAATTTCAGACTTAATAAGATCACTGTAATCACTATCGGACAGATCAAGTATCTCGTTTACTTTCTGAACAAGCTGGTCATAAAGCGTCTGCGTGATTTCAACACTACTTGCATTCGCGATCAGCATGTTAGGCGTAACTGTAAATTCAAGTACATTAGTTGTCGCACGGATGGTGCGTTGCGAGTTCCCGGAACCTACAGTCTTTGTGCCGAACAGCATAACGGTGCATTGCCCTGCTACGATTTCAGCCGGAAGATACACACAATCGTTGGCATCAAGATAAGAATTATATGAACTGCCATTCTGTGTGAACTGTGCAAAAGTTGTGAGTGTTGACCAATCTTCACCGTAGATGAATTTGAACTGTACAAACTCCTGCGTCCCCGCAACTAAGGTTTTCATATTGGTCGTTGCTTTTAACTTTTGATTAACTACATTAACCAATATTTCCATTAGCATTTCCTCCTTAATATAATAAAAAGCCGCACTGCAAAGAGTACGGCTTTCAAAGTTGTCTTATAAAACTAATATTTTATTTCTGTTCGCACAGAATGTTTCGCAACATAATGATGTCAGATGCAGACATGGCATCATATCTTCCCGACATATCGTCATAATTAAACACGTCGTCTGGAATGAGATACATGTCGATGTCAATTTCCATATTCAGGAACTCAGTAAGTTCATTAAAGAACGCTTCTTTTGCTTCTTTTTTAAGCTCTGGTATTCCTTGTTTATCAACAATGCGTTCACCATTTTCGTCATGAATAATGTCTGCGTCGTATTTTGTATACAAATCGTTTAACATCTTGACATATACTTCATACTCCTTTTGGAGTGTGATAAGATTCTTTGTAATCGCATAACTGATTTTTTGTGGGAGTTTCTTATCTCCAAAAGAGTTGAGCGTATTCATTGTGTTCACGAAATTAAAGTTAGTAATCTTCATCCTTTCCTTCTCCTTTATTCTTATGCGCATTGCACAGCTAATTGATGTTTAAGAGATACTATCTCTTGTTGCAGTTTCTTTATCATCATTGTATTCAATGCAATAAATTCTTCGTAGCGTAGAAAATATAATTCATCATATTTCTTTGGATTATCTTCGTCTCCTAAATCTATATCATGGTCTATAACCACACCTGCGAAATCTTCTGTTGTTAAATTCGCATCTTTTAACGCCTTTTCAACCGCACGTGCACCAAAACCAAGGTGTGTTCTGTGCCCATTGTCCTTGTATGTATATCCTGTAGGACTAATGTTGTTGAAGAACGAAACATACCTATCATCAATATCTTTTAAGTCTTTTATTGTTTCATCAGAAGTAACAGCTGTTGATGTGTTTACAAGATATACGTTGCTATTCGTAGATGTGCCAAGAAACACACCGCCACTACCAGCTGTATGGCCTGCCACTCTAACAGTTGTACCGCGAATATATGTAGTTTCGGCTGGGTTAACAGACACCCCAGAGTCAGAATATGTATCAGCGTTAGTGCCAAAATACAGTGTCCCATTATAAACTCTCATGGCATAAGGCGTGTATGTGGAACCGTTTATAACCGACGACGGAAAATATATCCCGCTATCATAAGAATTTGTTATCCCAAATCTGGTGGCTGTGAATGAAGTCGTAGTGCCTGTTGCCGATATTGTCCCTTGATCGTGGAATGTAATTCCGGTATCTCTAAAGTATGTTACAATCGTTTGCCCGGTTCCTGTAGACCTTAAAGCGATATACCCAGCATCCGTGGAAAATCCGTTAGATGTACGATTAGTAAGGACTATATTGTCTCCAATCGTTACAACTGTCCCAAATGTCGTACCGTCGCTAAGAGTTATTGCTCCATGTGCAGTAAATGTATCAGCTGTAATATTCCCAACTATAGAAAGAGTTGATCCATTGTACTGTAGCGCACCATTGCCAAGTCTTATCGTCCCGTTCGCACGTATCTGCGTCTGATTTGAACTACCCGCATACAAGTTACCGGACGAATCAATAAATAATCCGCTTGATGTTGATGTCGAACTTGTCTTGCCACCAGTCGAGAGAGTAGTGGCAGTCACAGCACCGTTGAAGGACGCACCACTCGTTGTAATATTTACAAGGGCTGTTGTAGTCCCCGGCTGATATAGCTTAATACTGGAACCGTATTCTGCCAGTACAGACGTGCCGCTTCTTATCTGTAATGCAGTAGAAGTCAATAGTGTGTTAAACGAAGTTGCGCCTGAAATACTTTGAACGCCAGAAGTCATATCGGCTATCATCAATCCATAAGCACTTTCAAAACGCATGAATTTTTGTATTTCAGATTTATAATCTGTGACTTTTACCCAATGCGCGTCAATCCAACGATAGGTAGTACCGTTCACAGGACTAACTAAATAATCGCCATTTTCTATTGAATAATTTGCAGACCACCCAGAAGATTGTTTGATATATATGCTATAATCGCCAGAATATTCATCGTAGAAATAATCACCTGTTGTTGCAGTGCTATAACTTACCCACATTTTCCATGTAGATATTACGTCCCATTTACGAACGGTATTAGTTGATGAATCTATATGATATGCATATCCTTGTGAATTAGTGAATGTTGACCAGCCGCCACCGACATACATATATGTCACATGTGTACTGGTATTATAAAACATATCACCGTTTGAAGCAGAAACGCTACTTGTGGATGTACCACTGTAATACCGCGATTTAATGCCGGGATAATATGAACCGTAGTAAATTGTGGTCTTACCGTCTACCATATCAAACAGATTATCGGTCGAGGAAGAATAAGCACTCCATGAATTGTTAGAAGCATCATATTGATATACGCCTTGCGGATGTATAGTGGTTGAACCAACTGTAATATCTGATGTCCCTGTATACAGCCATAAATCTCCGTTGTGTTTTAATTTTTCGTCTGCACTCCAATTCGCCGCAGGATTAGTTGATTGCGCCCATGTTTCTACTTTGGCGTCAATCTGCGTTGTCAGTGTAGTATTTAAATCGTTTATGGCAGTTGATATAGCAGTAGAAACAGATGATGATGTTGCCGCACTGTCGCCGCCAATAGTTACGCTACTTGCTACTATACTAAGATTTGTGCCGTCATAGACGATTTTGCCGTTGCCTAAGTTGAATGTGCCGTCAGATAAAATCCTTGTTTCATTGTTTGCGCCAAAATATAAATTACCTCTGATAACCAAATCGCCATCATCATTCACATAAAACAGATTCGTTGTAGCGTTTCCAACCTTCTTTGTGATTTTTAAAAGATTTGTGGAACTTGGGTTTACGCTAAATGTATTTACGCCATTATTAATATTTAGCCCATTTTCGTCAAATGATAATGTGTTGGATTCATTGTATAGCTTTAGTGCTTGACCAATAATTAATTTGCCGACAATAGTTTCGCCGTTGACGCCAAAAGCGTATTTAAATTCACCAGTTGCCGGATCTACATAGATAAATTTGCCTATTGCAGTCTTTATTGTTTCCCAATTATCAGAAGTAATTGCAAGCGTACTATTGATAATACGCATTTGTTCGCTTGAATATTTGCCAGATATTTCATCGTATTGCCGCATTAACAGACCATGACCATCCATAACCATTGTCTGCCCTTCAGCTTGGTTTATTATTTTTGTCAGTGTGGCATCAAGCCCATCCTCAAACCATGTTTTCACGGTTTTAGATGTATCGTCATATTTTATAACCTGCCGCTCTAACCCTGAATATGTTGTAGACATAGATTGCGCTTGATTTAAAACGCTTTCAATGTCTGATATATCATCCTGACATTTTGTAACATCTGAAAACTCTATATTAAGATTGTCTAAATCATCAAAATCAATCGAATAACCGATTAGCCTTAACCTGTAAACTTCATCATCTATTCTTACTCTAATCCAGTTGCCTACTTTAAACTTATTAACGATAGGTTCAAACTCTTTCATAACAAGAAGGTTCTTTAGAGTAGAATCTAAACTATGTTGTAAAGTGGCAGATTTGATCAGTTCCTTTTGAGCAATACCTAAAAATTCTCTTGCTCTCTCGATCAATTCAGCGTTAGTTAAACCATCAGAGATATAATTCTGATTTGAATATGTTGACTCGCGCCTGAAAGCACAAAACTCTTTCCATAGCGTTTCGCCAAGATATGCCTTTAAATTTAACGCATTTTGAATTTCTGTACGTTCTTTTTCAGCTTCTTCGTATAGGTTTTGTATAACCTCTATTTCATTTTCACGCTGCGCAATTTCCGCTTCTAACGCCGCAAATTTATTATAATATGGTGTATAAAATGTGTTATACAAATTCGTGCCAGAAGAATATGCGTCCCACGTATCTTTATCTGCAATCCCTTCTTCTACTAAAATGTCAAGACAAGACTGGCATGATTGCAAAAATATCTTTAAAGAACTTAATCCGTATTTGTGAAGTTCATTTACAAAAGTACCAGAATATACACCATTTGAAACAGACACATCTTTCTTAAACAATGACGATATACTATAATCTTCGGTATCGCCACGGTTTAATAATTTCTCAATTTTCTGTCTGACAAATGTTTCATAGTCACCAGTAACAGTAATAGATATTGAATCTGTATCTGCCGTATCGTCTTCATCTGAATAATTCGTAATTGTAAGAGTGCCAACCCATACGTTAGTTGACGAATTATAAGTTGAAGTCTTTACCTCAACTTTATACGTTGGAGATATAATTGCTTTTGCAAAAGATAGAACGGTCGAATCTACAGTTGCGCCAGATGCAGAAGTGATATTACTAACAGCAATGGGTGATAGTGTTTGCGAAGACAATAAACTCGCCTGCGCAGTAGCAGTAGTCCCAGACATGCCAACACTCGGCATTAATCCACTTTCGAGATAAAGCTGAAAGTCTATTGAACTATACAAGATATTTATTATGTTTGAAAAGCCAACACCATTACCAATAGTTTGTAATGAAGAATCATATACTTTATACTTATTTATTAAAGTATTGTATGCATTTATCTTTTGTTGGTTTAATGTGGACACATAATCATTTTGGTAACTCTTGTATAGGGTATCATATGAAGTTAGCTTATCAGATAAGCTATCACTCATATCTTTTTTTAGATCGGCTGAAATATACCATAAATATTCAGAGCCGTTGGGGTTGCAACTTGCAACTGCCGCTGTCATTAGTTCATCGCCAGTTTCCATTCTAAAACAAATATTTACCGATTCTGTGTCTGTGGTCAAAGATATTTCATCCGCAAGATTGTCACTTGAAACGAATATAGACGTATCCTCGCCAAAACCAGCCCTAATATTTGTACTGCCACACTCCGGACAAACTTTTAAAAATTCCCCTCTATTCCCACATGCTTCACAATAATTTTCTAAATCGTAAACATATATGCCTCGTTCTGGTATCCCGTTAGAATCTGAATTTTGTGAAAGATAAAATATACATCCAATTTCTGAACTTATCTCATAAAAAGCATTAAGGATTGATGTATCATGGAATTGGAATACTCTTTGAATATCGGCTATTGATGAATCTACATGTTTTATAGTGTAGTGCGGAATCTTTTCTGATATTCTATCAAGCAATGACGCACTATGATTAAGTCCGTTATATAAAACGGTTGGTTCATAGTCATCTCTTGCTATATCATCTTCTGTATTTATTTCTATATTGTATAATTTAATTGCGGACAGTTCTGCTTCACTGATAGATTTCGCGTTGATATTTTTAACAAGTTCGTCAGATTCATTTATATCTACTGTGATTTCAAACCAGGCATCCCACTCTTTACACCATACGAGTCTGAAATCTTTTATTTCATCCCAAAGCCTTGTTACAACACCGTCTCTTTCTTTATATACTTTAAAATCAAGTTGATTATAACTATTAAAGTTATCTTCAAAATTTATATTAACAGCAGGGATAGAACCAAGTTTTTCCCCGCCCTTTTTCGCTAAAACAATAGTTGGAGTAGCAACTACATTAGCTGAATCAAATACAAGTTGTACAGCCATAGTATACCCTCCTCATTATGGAACATCTTTTATGATTGGACTGTATTTAAGTTCGATTATACATGGAAGTGTCACAGTAATATGATTTTGCCTCTCTGTAAATGTATTGCCGAATTTAAAAAACTCGTAATTGAAATCATTGTAAATTTTATGATTCTCATTAGTTGACGTTATTATCTGCGCATTATTATTAACGGTAATTATCTCTCCAGATGTACAGTTTTTAATTGTCATCGTACAATCAAATAGGTCATTATGTATTGATAAATTTCCGCTTGCCTGACAGGTTATCTTCATAGCAGGAAATGTCACGCCTATTTCATCAGACATGTCATTTAATATTTTCGTCGTATTCGCATCTGGAAATACCAATTTTGTTTCCTGTTCTTGACCATATGCAAACGGTCTATTTGTTTCCATAGTTAAACGTAATCCGTAAACCTTTTCGCTTATTTTTAATTTTTCTATATTAAAACTTGCTTCATAATAACATGTGTCGGCATCATGATCTTCGTCATATACTTGGAACTTTAAAAATTCCCTTCTGTTAAGCCAACGCATTAAATCGCGAAACTCATCATTTGTGATTTCTAAATCATCATATAATTCAGAGTCTTTACATATATCAAATGTAGTTGTAATACATTCATTATATTTCGTACTGGTTAGTACATACTGCTTGCCGTCGTACTCTGCCACCTTATTAAAAGATAATGTAGAACCAGCACTAATTGCATCTACACCATACGCCCCATCAAAGGTACATATGATGAAGCCATAGTCACTTAAATACTGACCATCGTAGTAAAAATCAATCGCATTCATGACTAACCTCTACATATTTTATTCTTCAAAATCTAACCGTTTCTTTAGTAATGCGGACAAAGTTTCATACGCATCTTTTGCTTCATTAGCCTCTTTTATCCGTTGTTCCCATTCTTTATGCATCTCCTCTAACTCTTTGAGAAGTTTATTTATTTTCGCAATTTTAGATTGTACGCTTTTATCATTTTGATTTAAATAATTGTTCCTTTTACCCATTCTCATTCTCCATGTAAATAGGAGAGTAAAGCAACACTTCACCCTCCTATAACCATTAAAACTTTATATGCCGTTTCATAGATGATGGTTTCCCATTAACCCTTCCAATAGTCATAGACTGGATGAGTGATTCAAATTTCTTATCAACCTGCATCTGTTTAACAAGCGAATTATAATCTTTCACATTAGGCAGACTAAATGTAATATTATCAAAATTCTGTGTTATATTACCATAACCGGATGATAACGAATTTCTTAATGTGCATAGCGCGTCTGTCATTTCAGATTTGATATAACTCGGGACAATTGAACCGATCATACTCTCTAACCCGTTAGGCTTGCTGATATTCCACAGTTTGTCAGACATTGCAGATGTAAATACTTTATCCCCCTTGCGTAAAGGAGTGAGTATAGCACCTGAGCCAGATTTGTAAAGAAGCTCCTGCCCTTCGTCACTTGTCCATGCTAATTGATCGTGCGAAATATTTTTACTGCCAGATGCAAACTTACTCGTCAAAGTGCCAACTTTAACACCAGTCGTATTGCTGGTAATATTATTGCTGGTAATATTTTTATACCCTGCTTTAAACTGAACTTTCCCATTAGCATCCGTTTGATATGTAGTATCACCGATTTTAAATGTACCAGTTTTAAGAACACCTGTACTTGTGTCAAAGTAATAAGTAGAGCCACCAATCCATTGTTGACCAACTAACATATGTCCGTCTTTAACACTGAAATACCTACGCCCTGCGTTCATATTTTTCCATCCAGTCTGTTTCTTTCCTTTGACATAATAATATGTCACACCTTTGCTGTCTTTGAACAAGCCAGTATAAGTAGCGGAAACAGTGTCAGACTTCTTTGACTTTGTAGAACTTTCAGACGCTGTAGATTTATTTGTCGAAGGGGTAGATGGTGTAGCCGCCTTCTTTTCCTGTTCATTCTTCTTCTTATTATCGTTAGATACACTTTCAATGTCCTTTTGTGCCATTTGACCTGCATAATCCCAGATTGCCTGCACAGCAGTATATATATTATTCAGTGTTGAATTAGTAGAACGTAACAGATTGCTTGAATCATTCCATACGGATTTAATATCATCTGAAAGTGAATAGCCAACTTTCTCCGCTTCGCTTGAAAGTGTAGACATTATCTCTGACGAATCTGAATCAACTTGTGAAATAACGTCTTTGATTAACTGATCTACGTCATCAAGCCGCTTATTCAAAGTCTCTTCATAATCACTTTTTAAATCATCAAGCATCTTCTTGGAATCTGTAATATATTTATCATATTCAGTATCCTTTAAATTATCTTGTGCTTCTTTAAGAGACTGTGCAATTTTTTGCACCCTCGCCATTGTTTCTTCTGACTTGTCACCAGAATATGCGGATAATTGTTTTTGCAGAGAAGATATTTCTTTTGTCTGACTATCAACTTTTCTCTGATAATCGTAGAGAGTTTTTTGAGAATCTAATGCGTCATTATATTTGGAAATAAGGTCATCAAGATAACTGATTTCCTTTTTAATCCCATCTTCAACCAGGGATTTAATCGACTGCAGTTCTTTTTGTTCGGCAAGAATAGTTTCTCTGGTTGCCGCTAATAAGTCTTTTTTGTGTTCAAGAAGTTTTGTATTATTGGGATCTTTTGCGAGTTGCGCATTGATTTTCTTTAACTCGTTAGCATATCGTTGAGCTTCATTTTTATATGTATCGTAATTCATGGCATGTAAACCAAATGTCGCCCGACCTTCAGAAGTTACATTACCCTTCTCGTCAAAAAGATTGCTGTCGCTCATTAAATCAATAAGGAAGTCTGACTCTTTTGTGAGTTCGCCAATCCTTTCAATTAAATAATCAAACCTTTCCCATTCAACTTCCTGAATCTTGCTATCATATTCAGCCATAGCAACAGCCGCATCAAGTGTAGCTTCTTTTGCTTCGTTGATACGTTGCGTCATGTCGTACCATTCCTGAGAACCGCGTTTGATTGCGCCAGATTTTAAGGCTTTATTTAATTGTGTCTGTAAATCTTTTGCAAGTGTTTGTGATTCTTTAAGATTGCCTTCTTCAATCTTTTTCATCTTAGAATAGTATTTTGTACTTGTCACATAACCTTTTGCCTGTGCAATTTCAAGTTGTTTGCTGTACATTTCGGAAAAATGATTTGTAATAGACAAAACATTTTCGCTGTTCTGCGCAACTTGATCGAAAATATTGCGGTATTCTTTCGCAATATTATTGGTATACTCAATAATATTACTATCAATAGATTCTATCTCTTTGCTAACAGATTGAATCTGTGATAGCATTGAATAATACGCTTCGGAATACTTTTTGATAGCACCACTATTTACGGCATCATTCAACTTCTTTGTTAAGTCATTAACTTCTTTCTGGCGTATAGATCTTTGCTGCTGCGCATTTTTGATAAGTTTTCTATAGTCAGAAATATTGCTGTTAGAAGCAGATGTTTTATTACCAGAAGTTAAATAATCGCTTGCCTTCTCTGTTCGATTGTTTATGGTAGATTCTAAACGCTCAGAGTTTCTTTGTAGTGTTAAGAGGGAATTAGACCATTCTTTTACAGCATTGTCAAATTTTTGTTTTGTTAAAGCAGATACTGATTCTTTCAGTTTATCAATCGCATCTTTGGCATCAAGCGCCTTGTCTCTCCACTTTTTCGCTTCTGTGATTGCTTTCTGTGTGTCTGAATCGTATTTTGTAATATCGATAGTTCCGTTTTTAATCTTTTCGATTATATCGGAACTAAGTTTGCCTTCTGCCGCTGCCTTATAAAATTCCTGGTTGTATCTATCCCATGCTTTCTTCTGTAACGTGATTTCAGACGTTATGGAATTTATCTCTTTTTGTAGATTTTTATTCCTACCAGAAAACGTATTATACGTACTGTCCGCAAGAGTCTTTAGATGTTTAATCTCGCGTTCAATACGATCAATGTTCACATCTATCCAATCAACCCTTGTTTCTTCTTTATTATCATCCTTATCGGAAGATTTCTTTTTAGAACTACTACCGCTACTTTTCTTCTTGCTTTTATGCTTACTGCTTCCGCTACTGCTTGAACTGCTACTTGTATCTTTACCAAGTAAAAATGCTGTTCCTTCTGCAAGCGCTCTGCCGCGACGAACGCCATGGGTAATTGCACCTTTTTCGAGTATCTGTTTTGTCTGCTCCGCATTGAAGATTATATCTTTTGGGCGGTAGCTGAACATTTCAGCACCATTAGCACCAATAGTGAAGAACCGTCCATCCCTGACAATTAGCTCCTCGCCAACCTCACCTCCTAATGCAACGCCACCGTGCTTAGTTCCCCAATTTCCGCTTATATTTCCATTAGCAAAAGCAGTTCCTTGTGCATGAGCAGTACCGTCAACGCCGACTGCACCAGTCTTAACATAGTTTACATATCTTGTAATTGTTGAGAATGACGACGGTAATCTGGATGTATCGGCTGAATATCTAACTGTTGCGCCCTTATCTGATGGTTGGTAATTATCCGGTTCAGAAGAATCCTTTTTAAAGACAACTAATCCTGGTTTTTCTTCAGCTTTATAATTATCAGGTTCAGTAGAGTTTTTGCTGAATGTAACAGTAGCTTCTTGATCTTCTGCTACTTGTTCTTTTCCTTCCGTCTGAACATCGTAGGTTATAGTACCAAACTTATTTAAATCATCTTCGCTAACCGTTTCGCCATTAATCTCAGTTGTATAAGTGATAGTACCATCTTCATTTCTAACAGCTTCAATCTGAGATTCAACACCGTCAATGTTTGCCGTAAATGTAATAGTTGAACCTTTTTCCGAACTAAGGTATTGATTGATATTATCTGTATTAACTTCTGCGTCAACTACGACAGTATCAAATTGAGATTGTAAAGCATTATTGATTTGGCTAACATCCGCTTCTGGTGTGATCTCCGGGTGTTCATTAGCAAACGAATCAAGAACTTCTTTCTGAATATCCTGCTGATTCTCAATCTCTGCTTGCAGTTCAACTTTACGACTTTCATCTGATGTGTTTTTAAGTTCTTCTTTTAGCTTCTGTTCCGTATTTGCGGCGGCAACAAATTCAACAGGGAGCGTAACTCCTTCTTTATCTAAGCCAGTTCCGGATTTACCCTGTGAAATGTATTTATCTTGTTTAACAATTAAAGCTGCATTATCGGCAACAGTGCCGCCACCACCAGTAGCTTCAATCTGCGCTTTTAAGTTGTCAATATCCATCTGTAGCTGTGCCATATCGTATTCAAATTTGATATGCACAACTTGTTCTTCCGTAAGATTTGATAGGTCATCATTGAATGTTTGATATTCCTGATCGAATCCTTCAATGAGTTTGCCAAGTTTATCTTTTGTAGAACCTTCGTCCATCTGGTTATAAACCTGTCTTAATGCGTCAAGAGTATCAGTATACTCCCTAAACATTTCGCCAGACTTTTTAATATTACTAAAATCGTAACCATACGATTCAAGACCAGACAGCATGGTTTCGACAACTTCAACACTTGTACCTAAAGCGTTTGCCGCTTCTGCCGTATTCTGGAATTTGCTCTGAATATCCCACAAGCCACGACCTTGATAGTTTTTATCAATATCGACCAGCCCGGCTTTTTGCATGTCATTTGCAAAGTTCTCCATAGATGCGGTTTCATCTTCGCCAAACCATCTATCGGCTTTTTCTTTTGCATCTTCAAATGCTTTTTGATATTCGTATGCCGCATATTCTCCGGAGTCCTTTGCTTGCTGTGCGAGTTTGGCAATATTCTTTGGACTCATGAATTGCGCTACAGTCTGAAAATCATCTGTACCTATTTGACCTTCATTGAGAAGTTCTTTTGCAGATTTATAAGCACCCTGAATTGTTTTCCAGTCCGCATCTTTATTCGTTGATTTCGTTGCGGCTTCTACATCGTCAACCGAAACTCTGAAATCATCAACAGCTTTTGAAGCATCTTCAGCCTGTTTTGATATTTTGGTAAAATAATCATTCAGGTATTCCAAGCCAACATCAGAATTGCTTAATCCCAAGTCGCCCAATGTCAGACCCATTTCACCGAGAACATCAATGAGATTTAGCCCTTGGTCGGCGGCTTCTCTTAAAGCCTCCTTAATCGTGCTACCTCCTGCATTGTCGGTGAAAAAGTGATTAAGGTTATTTAACGCTTTTTCTGTATCTGACAGACCGAAATTCTCAAATTCTAAGAACAGCTTTTTTGCATCTTGCACAAATGCTTTTGCCGTAGGCGTACTGCTTTCAGCAAGAATATCTGCTTGTTCATGGAGAGTGTCAAGATAACCGGTTAAGTTCTGCGTTGATTCAATTAAGCCATCACGGAGTTTTTCACGTTGTTCTATCTGCTGTTGTGTAGCATCTCCTTGCTGTTCTAATATTTCTTTATCTAATGCTTCAAGGTCTGTTTTCTGCTTTTTATATTCTTCAAATGACTTTTTAGCAAGATCGAGAGTTGTTGTTTTACCTGATTCAGTTTCGCGGAATAAATCGCCTTCAGTTTTATAGGTATACTCATTACCTAATTCGTCTGTATAGGTTCTACCCCTGTTTGAAAATAGGTAATCGAAACCTGCGGCGATTTTGCCGAAGAATCCGCTACCGTGTCTTTCTTTGACAACTTCCCAATATGACTTTTCAGTCTGGGTAGCTTTTTCGGTAGCTTCAACCATTGATTCTTTTTTCGCTTTGGCTAACTGCTCCTGTAATTTGATCTGCGTTTGAACATCTGTATTTGCTCTTTGCAGTTTTGACAACTCGGCTTCATCAACAAGAGATAGATGAATGTCGCCTGATGCTTCGGCGGCTCTGATTCTTTCGATGATTTCATCGGCTGTGTCTAATCCTGTTGTGTCAACATTGTATTTTGTCGCAATATTGCGGACAGCTTCAACATTAGAATCACGGCTCTTTTCGAGACTTTCTAATTTCGATTGAGCAGATTTGTATTCGTCAACCGCTTTAGAAGCGGCTTCTTGTGCGCGTGTCCAACCAGAATTTTTGTAGTCGAAATATTTAAATGCGGCAAAGCCTACGGCAACTGCCGCCAATGCTGCGGCAAGCGGAATAAGCACAGGAGTCATTGCTTGAAAAACTCCTAATAATCCGCTACCATTAGTAGCCGCATCTAATAAAGAATCCTCTAATTTCGGGAATAGCTTTGTTAATACACCAACAAAAGTTGGAACTTGACCTTCTGCGCGAAGTTGTTTCAATGCAGACTTTTTAATATGGATTATTGCATCTGTTGTTATGATGGTGTATAATGTGTTAAAGCACTTTTGAAAGGAGTGGAATTATGGCTTTAATTAACTGTCCCGAATGCGGAGAACGTATTTCTGATAAATCTACAACATGTATTCACTGTGGATACCCTTTAAACCATGAAGGAAAGAGTGCCTTATATTGTTTACGCCTTAATAGTATCAAAGGTGACGAAAACGATTTTAAAGTGAACAGACGTGAAACACTAAAGATTCTCAAAGACTTCTACCATGTCCAGCTTGAAAACGCTATCAAGCTGACCGAATCATTCCCAAGTGATTTGATCGACGGAATTACGTCCGAATCATTAGATTTTGTTTCAAAGCAATTTGAAGCTGTTGGATGTATAATAGAATTCACACCTTCTAAGTTACATGAATATAATAATGTAAATAACAAAATTAAAAGTGTTACTAATGGTGGAAATCCGATTATTTGTCCGCACTGTTTTTCAACGTCTGTTACAACTGATAAAAGAGGGTTTTCTGTTTTTACCGGTTTCATTGGTGCGAATAAAACAGTGAATCGTTGTGGTAATTGCGGTTGGCGTTGGGAGCCATTAAACCGCAGGTAATATCATCTTGCCAACGCAGATATTGTGCGCACCATATTAAGAAGGCAAGTTTCTACATTTGGACTATACATTAAAAGCTGTTACACTAAGGCGGCAACAACTTAAAGAGTGGGTAGTCTCTGAGGATTGGACTATCAATAATCCCGTCCTGCTGATGTTATCCTATCTGCGAAAAGCCGCATGACACTTAGGCTTACTATCACCTTATGCCAGCCAATCATTTTTTTCTACTTTCGTAGCATTCACGCCTGCCGTTTCCGGCTACGTTGTAGCATGATTGGTTTAACCAGTTTCCCAGCATTTACCTCTTTGTGTGATTTGTTTTAGAACGCTCACCCATAGACTTGTTCATACCGCCATTTTGGTATGTTCTTGACTATGCCGACCTCTGCTATTTACCCGCGCTTTTGGGTTAAGCCACGTTCATTATGCCTAATGCGATACCGCCGCCGACGAGGACAGTACCTAATAAGCCGAATTTATCTGTGAATGCGTCAATGACGCTGAGAACAGATGTTAGTCCATCTATTATTGCGCCCATGTCATCGCGCTGAAATAGATTCTGGAATATACCCGTTCCGGTTTCTTTTAGTGCATTAAGTTTGTATGAGATTGAATTGGTGATGATCTCCATCTCTTTGTCGGCAGCACCGGCAGAATTTGCCATTTTGTCCATGGCGGCTTCTGCTTGTGAGAAATTGGCTATGATAGCCATACCGATTGAAGCTCTGTTTTTGCCGAATAATTTTTCGGCAAGATTAGCTTGTTGTTTATCGGTTAATTCATCCCACACATGCGAAATTTCTTTTAATATTTCATACGGAGATTTGAAAGTATCTGGATCGAGCATGATAGACACTTTCCCGTTGGTTAATTCGTTTACATCACCGGCAATTGTTACGAGTTCGCCATCAAGTTCCTCAGTCTCTTCATTCATGCCGCGTAATCTCATGCTTATTGTTCTTAAAGCATTACCCACCTTAGAACTATCTTGCGTGATTTCCTGCGCCGCTGTAATTAACGCAACTGTTTCTTCAAAGGTTGAATTTGCAGCCGCCATTGAAGCAGAAGAATTTTTGAGAGCGGTCATAACATCTGCGTTCGACAAGGCAAATGAGTTCAGTCTGTTACTTTCGGCTTATGCCTACTGACCATATTTCTATGGCGGGTAGTCATTTCTGGCTACCTCCCACGTTTTATTTGTTTTGATTATATCGTGGCGATCATGTATTTACATGAAAGTCTCATAAGAGAGTTCGGACTGTATATTACGCCCAATTAGGGTGGACAACTTAAACATATATGTTACCATATATATCTGGCAGTCTCTACGGATTTACTATGTTTATTATTTTCTTTTTTAATTCTATATTATTTATCGTATATGGGAAACGATATAATTTTATATTATTATCTTTGCAATATTTATTTTTCATTTCATCTCTTTCTTTTGTCTTAACAAATTCTTCTTTTCCACCGAATAAATCATTTGGGAAGAAATGTTGTTGCCCATCAAACTCTATGAGGCATAATAAGTTATCATTATTAAAGATTGCGAAATCAAAATATAATGGATAATTTGTATATCCTTTACAATCTGGAAATGTATATTGTGTTTTATATTTTATGTTATGTTCATCAAGTATTGATTTAATAAACAATTCATTCGAAGACGTTTTTAGACAGCCACAAGATCGTACATGGTTTCCTAAAATACGCGCAGGAATATCTGTAAATGTTTTACCACAATATCCACATTTGCACTTCCATAACCATTGATCTAAATTGTTTTTATGACTTTTAGAAATGATTTTTATACCATAGTCAGATACTTTATTTGTATGATCTACATCATTCGCTTTGGAAGTATTCTCCTTTTGTAAACATCCACAAGATTGTGTGTGCATTTTCTGCACATCACCTTTCCTAAGAATGACAACATTACCACAATCGCATTTACATTTTACTTTTATCGGGTTTAGTTCCCAAAATGTTTCTAAAACAACTAATCGTCCAAAACGTTTACCATTTATATCTTTGCCAAATACTTTCTTTGCACGTTCTTTCCTATCACACCCGCACGATGAAAGTTCGCATTTTTTTAATGAATATGCTGTTCTAATACATGTATTGCCGCAATCACATAAACATAAACACTTGGTTCTTCCGCTTCCTTTATAATTGTACAACATCTCCGTTACTGTTAATTTCCCAAACTTTCTTCCAACTAAGTTTTCTCTTTTAATATAAACTCCTCTTAAAAGAGAAAATATAAACATAGTATCTTTCCTCGGTCTCAACCATCTCTGGTTTTTAACCGATATAGTTGTCTACTGAGTAAAACTCCATATGTTACCATATGTTTAGGCAACAAATTTACCTACAATATTTACCTTGCTCATGATTCCATCAAGCACGTCATTCGTTTCAATACCAAAAGCCTTCATCGTTGAAACGAGTGATGATGTTGATTGCTCTACATCCATTCCCGGTGAAATCGCCGCAAACTGTGAAGATAGTTTAGACATGGTTTTACTATCTTCCAGGTTATATCCAAGCCTCGACCAATCCGCAGCCCCCTGGATAACTTGTCTCGTACTTGTTCCGTACTGTTTCGCAATATCATTCGCTTCTTTATAAAAGCTATTCAACTGCTGTGGCGTTGCGGTTGATGTTTTTTGTAAATCAACAAGTGCATCATCAAGTTCGTTTACAGTTTTAATTCCATCTTGAATAGTATTAAAAACTTGTCGGATCCCAATATACGATGCCGCAAATTTTGCAATATTACTAAAAGCAGATGTAAACTGTTCGCCAAATGTTTTCCCTACGTTCCCAGTTGCTCTTGCTTCTGACTGTAATTCACGGAAACCATCTCTAATACTATTAAACGTACTTTGATGCCCTTGTGTAATTACACCGCCATTTGCGTTTATGTCAGACATTAGATCATTAATCTGCCTATGATAATCTGACATTGCCTGACCGTAAGTTTGCGAACCATCACGCATAACAGCATTTATAGCTTTAGAATTATTTCTCGCCCATGCTGTTATTTGATTATCAAATGTGTTAATCTTTGCGCTATTGATTGATGCAGTCCATTGCCTTTGCTGACGTTGGATATTTCTTGTTATGTTATTAAAGGTAACAGTGGCATTTTTGCCAACCTTCATACCACCGTTAAAAGCATTATTAAATGAGTTTGCGAAAGAAGCACCAGCCTGCGATCCCTGTTGCCCCATGTTATTTAGATTAACCGGAATCTGTATTGGTGTTCCCTGCGCCTGACTTATAAAACTATTTAACTGACTTTGCGCATTTGCAGTATCAAGTTCAGCAAGTATAATCGCCCTAAAGTCCATGCATTTTCCTCCTATGAAGCATTAAAAAAATCGCCATGTCTATTGGGCGATTTTAGTAAACACTTTATAATTCCTTTAGCGACGCTTGCTTCACGTCTTTAATTCCTTCTGCGCCAAAGTATTTGTCTAACTTCGCATCAGAAGATGTGTCATCATATATCCGTACCATGTCGGTACTTTTCCACCCGATAATATCCTGAATAACACTATCTGGCAGATTTGATTCAGCTAATTTAGTTGTGAAATAATGTCTTAAACTATGCCAATAAAATGGACGTTTCATTAACTTTGAAAAAGACCGACTCCACGAATCCAGAGTAGAAATGTCAATGGGGCTATCGCGCCATTTGCCATTTTCATACTTTGGGAAAAGCCATTCACTTTTGATTTTCAACCTTTTTCTTTCTTCCATCCATAAATCAAAATAAGGCTTAAAAGGTTTTGCAAGCGTATAAACATCTAATAGTTTCCCTCGCGTGCCGCGTCCTTTTGTAACGATCTTTTCCGGCGACTTGTAAAGCGCACCATCACAAATAAGGTTTGCTGAATCAAAGTAATGTACTTTAAACCTTGGGATTTCCGCTTTGCGCCTTCCGTTGTTCATCGTCATAGATAATGCGCACGCTTTCATGTATTCGCCATCTTCAATTAGTTGATCTAAAAGAAGTTGCAAATCATTTAATGTAAAAATTGATTTAGTACGAACTGCTTCATCCGCAGGAGATTCAATCTTCCTGACAATAGGTTTATAACCCTCATATTCATCATCAAGAATATTTTCGATATAATTACTTAATGATGATATTGTGGCTTTAACAGTCCGCACACGTTTTGGCGACCAGCCCCATTCGTTGATTGCATAACTCTGGAATTTAGAAAACTCTCTCTTTTTCATTTCTGTAAAGAATTTATTTTTGTTATTATCTAAATTCCATACCCAAAAGATATGCAAGTTATGCTCATACTGATAAATGGTAGACTTTGCCCTATCAATCGAAATAAGATAATCTAAAAAATCCTTTTCGAGTTGTATGTTGTCTGGATTGACCTGTTTCATTTTTTCGGGAGAAGTAATATCGTTATAGACAGTGCTTCTCCCTTCACTTTTTTTCGGTTGTTTCGCTGCCATTTAAATTACCCCCTTTATGAATATTTAGGTCTGATATATCCGTGGATTGACCGACCGTACCTTTTCCGTTTATGTACTCTACCATCTTTATACTGACCGGAAATGTTATACGTTCTGTCAATGGCAAATTCTGTATGATTAGGCGTTTCTTTACCATAAAGCACAATATCGCCTGCTTTAATTCCTGAACTGCCGCTATGCCAAATACCTAACTTCTTAGCATTGCTTTTAAGGCTGCTGCAATCAGTACATCCTTTACCGATTAAATCAATTAAACCAGCTTTCCAAAAAGCAGAAATAACAGTTTCAGAGCAAAGTGAATCTTCGTTAGTGCGTAGACGAATCTTGCCGACGTGTTTAGCATACTCATTGAAATTATTGATAACATCTTTTCTTGCAGATTTACTATCTAAGTATTTTCCAAGTTCGCTAATTACTTTTTGATAGCCAGGGATCTCTTTCGGTTTTGTAAGTTCGCCTTTTAGCTTCACAGTATACACAGAAATAAAAGCATCTTTGAATCCTGCCTTGATTAAAGATGAAAGTTTCTTATCTGCATTCTCTTTAATAGAAAATGATCACACCTGTACTTTGTACAATCCGTCTGTTTCAATAATAATTGAACCGAACCCAGCATCATCTAACATTTTCACCTTCGCCATGGCATTCTCTTTGCTTTTAAAAGCACCAACCTGAACCCTATATAATTTACTTCCCATATTAATTACCTCTTTTATTTAAAGAAACTTGACATTGTATTACGCAAATCTTTTTCAAATTTCTGTTGTGATCTATTCCAGAATCCTGGGCGACCACGAACATTCGCAAAATGATATTCAGCAGCGTTTAATACTTGCATTGGCGAAAAGTAACTTGCATATCCTCTGCTTGTGAAATCAGGGTTTGGAACTGTATATGAACCAGGTTCAAGATATGCTTGAAATCCAACGGTATTACCCATTAAGTAAGGAGTAGTAGTTCTCGGAGAACTACCAAGTGTGCCGGTTCGCTTATATATAGTCGGATTTCCTACGGTATAGAAATTACCAACTTCATCATACATATCTGCTAACGCCTGCGCCTGAACAATATTCATTGCTTTTAACATCTGTTGTCTAAGCATTTGTTCGAGTTCACCCATACTTCTTGCATCCATTATTCTTCAACCCTTCTTTCCGGTAGACGAATTATTTTTTCATCTTCAACTTCTTTTGTCTTTGCGGTAAAACGATCTGACTTTTCATATGCTTCAACAATTGCCTGTTCGGACAGTTTTCCATCTTTTATCTGTTGTGCAATGTCTGCCATAGTTTTAATGCTTTCATCAGAAAAACTATCACGAAAAGCATCTAACACAGTTTTCAGTGCAGACGAAATAGCAATAGCAAAAGCATTTGCGTTTGAAAGTTTACTGTCAATAATCTTCAATGCATCCCATCTGGCAGAGCAGAAGTCTAAAGCGAAATTGCAATTCTTATTGATTGCTTCATTGTATTTTTTTATAAATACAGGATCATCGAATAGTTTTTGGAGTTCAGTGAAGTTGATATTTTTGTTACCATCTTCGTCTACGGTTGAAACAGATTCTTTTGTAACAACGTCACCTTCTTCGGATTCAACGCAGTTCATAAAGAATAAATACACAGTGTATAGATTTCCAAACTGCGGATAGTATTCTCCGGTTTCGTCATTAAAGTAATTGCTCACAATTTCATTCACTGTTTCGATGTATTCTGCAATACTAAGTTTGTCATTATATATCATCCTTTTTCTCCTTATCCATATAATGTAAACCTGTTTCGATTAGAAAACTCTCTACATCATATCTGTAATGTGTCTTAATCAATGTCTGCGGAATAACAATATAATTTATGCCATTAGTATCTAAATCGGCTAATGTAAAACTTTTCTTTGTTATAGTATCGCGCAGTTTTATAAATTCATCTATTTGTAAAAAGATTGTTGTTTCTAATTCTCTAAACTCTATAATGAATCCGCAGATACACTGACCAACTTTATTGAAGTTATCTAAACCATCTATCTGGTGTAAATGTATTTCTCCGTTATCTTCTTTGCTTCTCTCAAAAGATATTGACTTCCCTTTTACCGTTTTAAGTTCTAACGCATATAATGTATATGATTTCGGATTCCACATAAGATAATCAAATGGATTCTTTTTACTGAATCTTAAATATGTGCTATGCCCGAATGACTGCGCTGCGTCCGGTATCCGTAAAATTCCTACATATATAGGAGCGGATTTTGAAAAATCCTGCTCGAACATTTTTCCTACATTTTTAGCCATTATTTTTTATTCTGGCAGCTATCTTTCCACTTTTTGTAAATGAATGCAGTTTCAGTCTTTAAAAACCAAAATGAAACTTTCCCTGGGTAGTTCTCTTTTTCCCATACAAAACGTGGTTGGCAGCCGCATTTAATATAAAAGATTGCCTGTTTCAAATTATCAATGGCAACAAGATTCTCTCTGCCATAACATCCAATAGCTTCTTCTAATGAATCAAAATCTATCATTTTCTTTATCATTTGTTCTTCCTCTTTCGCAAAAAAATAAGGGGTAATACAATACAGATTGTAAAGTATTACCCCTCTAAATTTATAAACTCAATACAATCTTATTGCTCATTCGCATTTATGCGTTTCTTCATTTTGATTGTTTCCTTTTTATTTTCTGCCTCCGCAGGTTCTTTTACTTCTGCGGATTCTGTGAGAATTTCTTCTTCATATTCAGACTCCGTATGATCGACAACAGAATACTTCCCATTGTCGAATTTGATACATACGGTTTTTGTATCCTTGCCAACGGAAGGAATCTGAACTTCTACGTCATCAAACTTGACAACAGAAACCGCTTCATTATTTAAAATAACTTGACATTCTTTAATCATACGACACCTCGTTTGCTCTCATAACTTATGACAGTTCTGAAGCATCCTCGATAATATCCATAACATCACCATTCTTATCTTCGGAAAGATCGAATGTTAGTGTAATTGAAACAGGATCACCCTCAGAAGAGAAGGAGAGTTCAAAGTTCCTCTGGATAGACGCTTTATAAGCAGTAACGATGAAAGGTGTTAATGTACCTTCTTCATCCTTGTCTAAAGTGCTATAAGTAATAAAGCAGTCCTTGGGTGTTTTCTTGTTGTTGAACGAAACCTTCTGCACGCCAGTTGATTTAGTCACGAGATAACCAACTTCATATTCGGTGTTAACCGCAATATCTCCGGCAGTTGCAGGTGTGAATTTACCAGAAGCATATGAACCAGCAATAGCAGTCCCGCCATAGTCACCAACAGCATAAACGAACACAGTGCCAGCAACAGCGTCGGCAATACTTAGTTCGCCAGCAGTAGTACATTTGATTTTCTTATGGACAGCAAACGTCGCTGTGCTTTCAATTGTATTATCGCTGAAAAGCGCAAACAGCTTAAAAGGATACACCTGGCATTCGACAGTTAGAGTTCCTTCAATCGGATTCTGGAAAGAGATAGCGCGAGTACCCTTCTTGTTCGCCCAAACACTATCATTAGAAAGCCCGGCAGTAGTAGTATTCGCAGTATCTAAAAACAGAAAAGGTGCTTTTGTCTTATAGTCACGAATATCAACGTCACACGCTTGACGATTGGCTCTATTAAGATCAGGCATAATTGTTTCCTCCTAATATGACTTAAATTAAGTCGTTCTTTCTTTCTTTGTTGTAGTTATTTTTATACCAAAGCGACGGGTCGAATTGTTTATTTTCATCTCCCCATACGGCAACACGAACACTATTCATATAATGAATATCATCATTCTGAATTTTTCCGAATTGGTCATAAAGCTGAAATATTGTTAATTGCCAGATGTTTATGATATTTAATCCTGGTGTTTTTGCCGCCGTAGCAGAAATAATATTTGCAAGCTGCATGTTGACTGAATTCTTTTTAGCCGCTTGTTCTTCCTGCTCCTGCTTCGCTTTAAGCATTCTTTGATATAGCATTTCAGCCTTTTTGTTTTTAAACTTAGGCTTTACTTCATCGAGTGGGTCATCACTTTTAAGACAACATATCTGCTGAATAAGATCAACCACATCGAGAATGTTTGCAGGATTGATAACTCCTATAACGTTGTCAACCGTGAGTTCTAAATCGTCTGGCGATTCTTTATCCACATTGACAATATAAAAAAGATTATCCCGAAAGATAATCTTTTCGATAAAGAAGAAATTAAATATTTCAACGAATGTATCTCTAACATCATCTTCAACAAGAATCAAATCGTATAACGAAAAACCATCCTGCTGTTCTTCTGTGAGATAATCCCAAAATAATTCCTTCTGTTCTTTATTGATTGTTTTATAATACTCACTTGGAGTAAGTTTTAGATATACTGTATATTTGCCAAATACAGTAAATGTTATATTACCAATATCATCTAATGTCGGGGCTTTTAATCGCCCGATGGAAATATTTATTGGTTTATCACATAACAGTGTAAAGTAATCAAGCCTCATCTAAAGTTGTGAACTTCAAATGTCATAATGCGTCCATAGAATGTTACGGAGTTATATATATCAAGATCAATCAGTTCGATATTGCCTATACCAAATTCATTCACAACAGATTCATCAAGAAGCACATCTTCGATCATCTGTGAAAGAATATCCGCTCTATTCCCGCAATAAGACTCGCTTTCGTATTTTTCTAAAATATCACGATGGCAAATAGCATACACTATTACATGAACATTTTTTGTATGTGTTCTAAAGCCTGGGACAACAACATCATAGAAAATATATGTTGATTTATCTTTAATCGTGTCATCTATAAACAAATGGCTCATGACATGTTCTTTGAAAAGTTTAAGAGTCTCCTTATCAATCGTTTCTCCTGTAGTGTCTAAAACCATCTTGCGGATTTCGGAACTTTTCAATAAAGCATTGTTTATATTGATTTTGAATTCCCCAACTTCTTTTGTTGTTTTCTTTTTTTTAACTGCCATTTTCTTCTCTTTTATTAAATCAATCCAACAACATTAACAGTCATTGAACAGTCACCATCATTAAGTAAAGATAGTTCAAATGATTTATTAAGTATGGAAGTATCATTTGTAGAAATACAAATCGTATTATTTATATAGTCTACTTCTAACTTGTCAGAAAAATTACAGACAATATTCCACTCAGGCGTTTTATCAATCACTTGCCCGTTTTCATCATAGAAAATGGCAGTAAATTCAGATGCTCCTAAACCAACATATAATTTATTATCATCACTGATAATCTCAGCCGTAGCAGAAATTGATTCTATTGGATTTTTTGGAATATTATCAATAGAAGTGTGTTTCCCTTCTTTGCAAATCCAATATCCTTTTCCGTCAATGACATAATATCCGTCATTCTCGTTTTGTTCGTCTTGTATTACAAGGACTTCATTATGACCGCTATCTATATAGTTATATTCAACGCTGTCATTTCTTGTAACCTGATAGACAATCAACTTATGTTTTGTCGAAGATGTAACATTACTATCTATTGTTTTGCTATAGACTTCTGTTCGCCTGTCAATAATAAATCGTTTACCTTCATCTAAAAGCAAACTATCATCATCATCTGGCAAACAAATTAAAAGCTGGTCTGTACGAAGTGTATAAAAACGGTTATTTCTCTGACCGTTATTATATTGTGATGCAGACTGTACATTAGCCCATCTTTCGATGACATTACCATTATCATCTACCCATGTAAGTTTCCAGTTGCATAACTGCAACACAGCTTTTTCATACATGTTATTATCATCTACTAATCCGGCAATTAGCCAATAACGGTTTTTATATTTAATATAATTACCCGCCTTACATGTGCCAATAGGTGTTAATAAATGTCTGGTAAATGTTTGGAGTTTTGTATCTTGAACATTTTTCTGAACAATCGCACGAATAGGCGCACAGACGGAAAGATCAGGATTGCAATAATCAACATCTATCCCAATGCCGGTATCTAACGCTTCGAGAAAAGCATCGTCTGAAAAATCGAGGACTTCATCTTCAAATCCACTTGTCTGTGAATAAGGTGATTTTAATAAATACCACTCTGTAGCCATGTTATCACCACCTTAGATATATGCCGTTGACTTTTGAATAAATGCCATATAGTCGGACTTAGAAGCGTCATATTCAAGTTCGTTTCTGGCGGCTGTTTTAGAATGACCGCCACCATCAATAGATAAATCTTTTCCGACAATGGATACGCGTTTGTTTACTTTTGATACTTCTCTTTCCTGATAGTATTGTTTCATATATGCGGCAAGAGTATCAACGATAATACGATCTATTTGCTCTGCAAAAGACATTGTTTCTTCGTCAAACTCAATAGGAGATAATTCAATAGAATATCGTGCAATTGCCTTTTTAAGCCATACTTTTTTTAAACCATCTGGAATTACTTCTTTATCACGAAAAGAACTGTCAAAACTGTCAAAAACTTCGTTTGCACTTGTTCCCATTTGATTATCCTCTTATAGAGAATTCTTTTCGTCCTTTGCTACATTCTGTAATTTATAGCCAGTATATTCTTCACAGAAACGAATTTTGCTATAGTCATTTAGTTTCTGCTTAACAATTGAAACCATAAGCGCATACTTTTCGGCGCGAGTGACGATTGTTTCTTTTAGGCTATCTTCAAAAGCACTCTGATCGCTAATACCAAATACCTTTTTAACAGCTTTATCACTGAATTGAATAGCCTCCTCGAAACCTAATTCTTTAAGCGTCGCATCATCTTCAATGATTAAAGTTGCGTGATTTCCTTTACCGTCAACTCCGGCAAGTAAAGCATTTCCGGCATGAACTTGTGAAATAATCTCATTTCGTGAAAGCCTGATTGCGCCACGAAGCGGAATAGATACGTCACCTACTGTTATAAGGCGTGAAAAGCCAGTTGTCCAACCGGCGATACTACGCACAGTAACCTGCTGTTCAAGATTTAAAGGAACATATTCTTCTTCAACAACAGGAGTAGGAATGTCATTTTCGTGTTCATCCTTCACGCTCTGCTGTTCGTTTTTACTATTTACAGTTTTTCCCATACTGAATACCTCATTTCAACTATTTTTCAAATGTGTTTTCAACTATTTATATCATATGTTTTGTTTTGTTGTATTGGGTAATAAGTTTATCTAAACGATCTGATTTCTTGAAAACCCAATAACGGTTTTTTGTATTCTTATTGATTTTAGAATCAGAACACCTTTCGTTAAAAGCGCACAAATAATGGAATAGTCTTAGAGAGTAACAATAAAAGTATTTATTGTTTTCCATATTTGTCTCCTTATTTTTTTAAGCTGCGAGTATTTCTTTAAGAATTTGTTCTATGTTATTAAAATCGCTATACCATATTTCAAGAAGTTCTATACTGTGTGATTCAGCATATTTACGTTTTCGTTTATCATGTCCTTTTTGATATTTTAATTGTGCAGAAGATTGATGTGGAACAGAACCATCATGAAATTCTCCTTGATACTCAATCAATAAATTTCTTTCTGGAATATAGAAATCGTAAGAAAGTAATCCTCCACCAAGCCCAACTAAATCGACATATGATTTTTGCCACTCAAAACGAACATTATTATCTTCAAGATAATTTATTATCTTTCTTT